CAAAAAGATATCGATGAGAAATATGGAATTGCCAGTACATCATTTGAAGTAGATTTTGAAAAATGGCTTAGGCGAACTTATAATTTAGGTGACAATGAGTAAGATTAAACAAGACAAAATACCTATGACATTAACAGAAGATAATGTCTTAGAAGTTATTGGCTACAAGTATAAACTTCTTAGAGAAAGAGATAATTTACTTAGCTTTGGTGATAAAGTTGGATGGATTGAATGGAAACCAGATGGTACTTTTGGAAAATTACATGATAAACCTGCTATTGGCTTATCTTGTATATTAAATCCACATAGAATAAGCTTTACTTGGTTAACAACTTCTATCACAGAAATCTTAAAAGAAGAAGACGATTATATTAAGTTTAAAACTACAAATAGTACATACGAACTATGGCACGCACAACAAGAGAACAAAAAAGAGAACAAGCAGTAATTGACATCATCAATCAGATGTTTGTTATTGCAGGTCATGAAGTCACTTTTGAGGACATTAAAGGCCGCAAAGATGATTGGTTTACTCAATGGACTATGACAGTTGCTCAATCAGAAGAATGGAGAGCATGGGGTATAGCTTACCTACGTACTAACCTTAAAATGAATAAGAAACTAGCAGAGAAAGAAATGACCTGGTTTAACCTACAATGGGGACTTAAATACACAGACTATAATATATGAGCAATCCAGTAGATGCACAATACCAAGAATTACTTCAGGCTATATTAGACTACGGAGTAGTTAAGAAAGACAGAACTGGCACAGGTACTAAGTCTATGTTTGGTTACACTTTTAGACACAACATGAGTTGGGGTTTTCCTCTTCTTACCACTAAGAAGATGGCTTGGAAGACAATGGTTACTGAACTACTATGGTTTTTAAAGGGTGATACTAACATCAAATACTTAGTTGACAATGATTGTCATATCTGGAATGGTGATGCGTTTAAGAACTATTTAAAACACTACGAAGTAGTCTCTGAGGATTTAAATAAGTGGCAAAAAGAAAACATGCCTCCTCTTACTCAAGAACAGTTTATTAATGCTATTAAAACAGATGATGAGTTTGCTAAGAAGTGGGGTGAATTAGGTCCTATCTATGGTAAGCAATGGAGAGATTGGGAAACAACCAATACAAATACAGAATACCAAGAAGACTGGTCAGTTGGTAGTGTTGACCAAATTGCAAACCTAATTGAAGAGCTTAAAACTAATCCAGACTCAAGACGACTAATAGTTTCAGCTTGGAATGTAAGTGAATTAGATCAAATGGTACTTCCTCCATGTCATTATGGGTTTCAAGTTTATACAAGAGAGTTAAGTGAAAGTGAAAGATTCAATTGGTATGGAAACAAGATAGGTTCTCACATGCATCATGACCACATTGTTCAGGAGATGGATGAGAATAATGTTCCAACTAGAGCAATCTCTTTAATGTGGTCCCAGCGCTCAGTAGATGCATTCTTAGGTCTTCCTTTTAATATTGCTTCTTATGCCCTGTTGTTGGCTATTCTTGCTGATGAGGTTAACATGATACCTGACCAATTGATAGGTAATCTAGGTGATACTCATCTTTATCTTAATCACATTGAACAAGCCCAAGAACAGATTACAAGGACACCCTATCCATTACCCACTGTACATGTTAGAGACGGAATCTTTTGTGGTTCTATTAATGATTTTGTTCTAGAAAACTACTTATGTCATCCCCCGATCAAAGCACCCCTCTCAAACTAGACCTAAAAGGCTATACTCCTAGACAATATGCTGCTCTTATCCTAAGAGATGAACTAGGGTACAGCTATGAAAGAGCAGGAAATCGTTTAGGTCTTACTAGATTTGCTTTTAGAGAACTTTACAAACGAGCTATCTATAAACACGAAACTAAAACTATTTATGCTAACTCAAATTTCTTATTACAACAGAAAAGATCTTAAATACTTTCAGTTTATTACAGATCATTTCGGAGTACAATTTACGGACAAGTCATTTAATGACCCTAATTTAACAGTACATGCTATCCAAGACGGACTAGATATAGTAGCTGTAATGTTAATGAGAAAGAAGAAAGAATGCTATCGTATTAACTTTATTCATGTAGCAGAAAAGTATCAAAGACAAGGTTATGCAAGTTTTCTCATAGATTATGTTATTAAATCTATCTATGAAGAGACAAAAGAATTTGTAACTGTAATTACAAGAGTTAAAGCGAATAACTTAACTTCGCTTAACTTCTTTACTAAAGCAGGTTACAAGTTCAAAACCTATGAGTGTAAGAGTGAAACAGTTGATATCAACGGAAGCATCACAACAACAATTAAACCAGCTTATATACTAACTTATGACTACGGAAAACAAGATCCTTTTAAACAGGATTAAAACACCAGATGGTACTATCCTTACTTCTTATAATCGTCATGATTATGTGACTTACAAGGATACTATCACTAAAGAAGTTCTTATGGTAGATGGAGGAACAGATTATCTTAGAAGACATGTAGGAACTTACGAAGAGCTAAGCGTCTATGACGATGGCTCACATTTAACAAGAAGATCTGCTGTTCATTGGGGTACTAGAGGTATAGACGGAAGACAACCCTTAGTCTACAAACCTATTAAAGACTTAGACTTCGATCACATAGAAGCTATACTAAAGACTCAATACCAACTCTCTGATTTTTACAAAGAGATTTTTAAAGAAGAGTTAAAATATAGATTCGAAGAGAAGGCAGAAAAGCTTTAACTAACTTATATTTGTAACATGAGTCCCAAACAACAAGCAGAAGCTATAGAAGTGGAAATCAAGAAGACTTTAGGTTTTCAAATGGACCACTACCGATTTAAGCAGATTGCTAATTATACCCTAGATAAGATCATTGCTGAGTACAGAGACATGGATAATTATCTAAACAACAAAACTGTACATAATGCAGTTTTATTTTGGAAAGAAGTAAAACAGCACATCAATGAGAAAAGCATGTAAAAATATTGGAAGAAAGCTTAAGAACACTAACTGTATGAGTAGTAACGAGTTCTTCGCATTCTCTCTTCTCTTTGTCTCCGTATTCTCCCTGTTAATAGGGATTGTAGTAGATTTATGTGCTATCTTTGAATAATGGAGTATACGTTAAGCGAAGAAGGTACAGTCATAGAATTCCATCTGATTGTAAAGACAATGAAAAAGAACGAAGACTACAAGTTCTACTCAGAGAAAGAAAGAGACACAGAATTTAAAAAAGCTTTAGGAGAAAAAAACTTACTGCTAGCTCATCGTTACAAAAAAGACAGCGAAAAAACACCAGAACAAATTTAAATTAAAAAGAAAATTTAATGAAAGCACCTCTAGGGGTGCTTTTTTGTTTTAAACTAAACCAACTAAAATATGCCTAATTCACAACCACAAGAACCACAAGAGCTAATTGCAGCTCTAATCCCCGATGATCCATTTTCAATGGAGTTTATGGAAACAGCAAATACCTTACAAGTATCTGCTAACTCACTTGGTAGCTTACCTAAAAGACGAGTAAGGATAACAAGAGACAAATTTGTATTACACAAAGATCTAAAGACTCGCTTAACTAGATTACTCTCCAGTAACTGTAGCGAGCAAGCAAAAGCAGTAGCTGAAGACATTCTAAATCTTAAGTATGTTCCTTTAGAAGGTAAGTATTGTAACTATCTAGGTTTATCTCAAGCGGACTATACTAAGATTTCTTATCTAGATAAAGACCGTGAAGAAAGACTTGCAGGACAAGAAACCACAATGGAGATGATTCGTCCTGGAACTGTTGCTAAATTCTATTTACAGAGAAGTAGACGTAGAAGCAGAGAACACATTACAGAGAATTCTACAGCACAAGATATGATGATGGTATTTACCTTAAAGTTGACTGCAAGACACCTAGGCGACAGATTGTATCCTATTGAACGTACAGAAGACGCTGATGTATACTTTATTCAAGAATTCTGGGACGATTCTCCAACTAAAACTTATTCTTTTAGTTTTAAACAGACTTATCTTTCACACGAAGCAGGAACATTACGTATTCAAAACTCAAGAACTAGAGGAGCAGATGGTTTTACGTTAACTACTAATGGTGTTATTTTAAATTCAAATAACTGGGAAAGACTCTTAGCAGTAGAGTTTGAGGACACTTCATTGACTGTTAAAGAGGTATGGAACTTTAAGAAGCGTTATCACACTTCTATAGGTAAGATTGTACGTAGGTTATTTGCAGACAAGTACTCAGATAGAGAGGTTACTGCATTTGCAGAAGCATATGCCTCTTTGATTACTGTCTCTAATCCTTTGTATGAATTTCAGATTATCGAGGGAGAAGATATTAAAGACGCTTACCACGAAAATAACTACTATCTACACTCAGGTACTCTAGGTAATTCTTGTATGCGTTACCAAAACTGTCAAAGATATTTCCAAATCTACACTAAGTACCCAGAGAAAGTAAAGATGGCTGTACTTAAAAGATCAAATAAGATTGCTGCTCGTTCTATTATGTGGAACATTGAAGGTAAGTTTATGTTTGACCGCATCTATTATTCAAACGATGAGACTCATAACTTGCTTAAAAACACACTAATAGGAGCTGGTTATGAAACTTTATTTCAATCAAATAGGAACTTCTCCTTAAACATTGACTTAACAGGTATCAATCAGTTTCCTTATGTAGACACTCTTTGTAACTACGACCCTCATAGAATGCTTCTGACAAACCAACATCTTAGGGATGAGTATTGGCAGTTTAGATCTACTGGAGGTTGCTTTAGTCGCTACAACTCTAATGAAATACTAGAATGTTGCATCTGTGGACATGAGATGAACGAAGATGACTCAACTTATATTACTGCAGGTGATCATTCAGATTCTCATTCTTGCAGTGATTGTTATATTTATTGTGAAGTAGACGATTCTTATGTTACTATAGAAGATGACACAGTAGAAACCTATGATAATCAAACTATCCTTACATGTAGATCTCTTAGACTAAATAATGGATATTATGCTCATATAAATGACGAACAACTCAGAGAGTATGAAAATAATTTCGGATATTTTATCCTAGATGAAGACTTTTACTTTACTGACGGAAGTCGTTTCTATCACAAGAGAGATCCAAACATCCCTGAAGACGCTTATGACTCTCAGGAAGCTGACAGAAGATTACAAGAAGAACTTCAAAGAATGATAGCAGAAGGTAACGCTAGAAGAGAAGCAGAAGCACGTGCTCAAGCAGAAAGTGGGTATACATTCATTACAAGTAGTTCTGGAACAACTGGTACATTTAATCTTACTCCAGCTTTAACTTATCTTAATTCTACTGGTTCAAGTATAAGTATAGATGGATCTTCAGTATCTTCATCACTAGCACAGATTAACGAAACAGTCCAAGAAGAAGTAGAATTAGAACCAGAAGAAATGGAGGAAGATTTACAAGATGAACAACAATTCCTTATTTAAAAAACAAACTAAAACAAAACAAAAATGACAAAATCTTATGTTAGCAGTTACGTTAACCGACTAGAAAGTATAGACCACACTATTAAAGGAGATTTCCCCGTAGATTTCGATCTATTGTTTGACATCATGTATCAGCAAAGTCCTACTTATCAACCAGAAATGGAGAGATTAAAGAAAGATTGGCTTGTAGAATTGATTTCTAAGATAGAAGGTGTAACAATAGTAGAAAAGGGAGGGAATATTTATTGCACTAAAGGAGAAGCTGAGTTCTACCCTACTATTGTAGCTCACTATGACACAGCTCAAGATTACCATGTAGGTATGCGTATCTTTAAAACAGATCAGTGGATTTTTGGCTTTGATGATGCAACAGGTGAACAATGTGGCTTAGGTCTAGATGATTCAGTAGGTGTATGCTTTGCTATTCAGATGCTTAAAATGATGCCTGTATGTAAAGTTTTCTTACCTTATGGCGAAGAACGAGGAATTGTAGGTACTAATTGCTGTGATATGTCTTTCTTTGACAACTCACTAGTGGTTACTCAGCTGGATCGTAGGTCTTACACCAATGACTTTATTAAGTTTACTAATGGAGTTCAGACTTTTAGTCACGATCATTATGAACTAATCCAACCTTTGATGGAAAAGTATGGTTACACTCTTAACTCAGGTACAGCAACTGATGTCGGTGGTCTACGTAAAAGAGGACTTAAAGTTTCTTCACATAACTTATCATGTGGTTACTTTAACGAGCACTCAGATACCGAGATAGCTAGTGTAGGTCTTCTTATCAACGCTTTTAGCTTTGCTTATGAGATGCTTACTATGCTTGCTGATAGAAACATTCCTCTTACATTTCCTATATACTCTAGGTCAGAACTTCCCTACGGAGGATCTAAAGTTAAATCTACATCTACTCCTCTTGGTTATGGTGGTCGTCAAATTCATATGTTTGATGCTGATGACAATGATTGGTACTATGATGCAGTAGCTGGAGACTGGGTAGAATCTAAACCTAAAATTATAGATCCTTTTGAGCCATCAGCTTCTACTGGATCTAAAGTAGGCAAACAATCTACCTATTGGAGTAGAGAAATGCCTTCTGAAATGATAGATGAAGCAGAACTAGAAAAAGACAAAGAGTATGAAACCTACAATGAGTGGATTATGGAATGCTATCCTGAGTACACAGATCCAAAAATCAGAGAGGAACTTAAGTCTTATTCTGTTTTCTTCCCTACAGTTAGAGCAGTAAGTCAAGATTTACTTGATGAAATGATTATGGATGACATCTGCCCTCATTGTTACACCGAAAATGGTCTAGTAATTACTAATGATCTTTTACTACACACCTGTTGTCATGAATGTGAAAGCGTATTTAACGTAGTTGCGGAAGACCAAGACTACGTAGAATCTAAGATTCAAGAGTGTATAAAAGGTAAAATTGATTTCCAAGAAATAGCAGACATGTAAATGACAGAAATAGAACACTATGGAGATAGCCTGGAGTCACATCCAGGCTTTCTTTTTATGAAAAAAATGTGGTTGGAAGACCAAATTGACTTGGAAAAAGAGGAAGATTCGCTTATCTTTGTAGACCCGCCTAAGATTAATTCGAAGGAAATATTTGCAGGTGTAAACTTTAATTTAATAAAAGAAACAGATGAAAAAGACATTCTACGAAGTACTATGGGCACTAGCCAAACAGGAAAAGATGATAGACAGATGGATTTACGAAGAGAAACTTCTGTTTAATGGAACAACTTACAGTTGGACTCCTAAAGCACTACAAGATCTTGATGTAACTGAGTCTGTTGGTGAGTTATCTGCTCTTGAGAAATTAAAGACTACACACATAAACACTGCTCCTAATAGAGACTTAAGTATTCCTCCTACATGGTTAGCTGATTTTATTTCTAAGTTCAGTGCTAAGAATCTAGGAGTATCAGGTAAAACAACTGATAAGTCTAGCGTAGTTAAAAGATTGATTAAGTTTTTATCTGAGTATGATTACACTCTCGAAGAGATCTCACAAGCCACCGATCTGTATATTAGTACGCTTAAGCAGCAAGGAAGTATTAAATTCATCAGAGAGTGTGGTTACTTTATCTTTAAGAAAGTAGACGGAGTAGATCAAAGCGACTTAGCTAAGTGGTGTGAAGAACTCAAAAATGGTACAGGACCTGCTTACAATAGTCACCAAATCCTCTAATTATGAACTTTGAAAAGTTAATAAGTCAGATTGAGGGTAACAAGATTATTAAAGAGACAGGTGGCTTAACAGCTATCCCTCCTCCATTTCCTCGTTTATCAGAACATTATGGAGGATTTACTAAAGGTTCTATTACTTGTTTAACTGCTGCTTCAGGTGTAGGTAAGTCAAAGTTTGCTAAATACATGACTATCCTTAACATCATGAAGAAGACACAGAACACAAACATAGTTCCTAAGATCTTCTATTTTGCCTTAGAGGAAAGTGCTACAGACTTTTGGCTATCATTCCTATCTATGTATATGTATGAGAAACACCGTATTACAATCAGTGTATCTCAACTTAAATCAGTAGGTAATTATACTTTAAGTAGCGAACTACTAGAAAAGGTAAAGCAAGGAGAGAAGTTCATCAACACACTAGAGAAGTCAGTAGAGGTAGTTGACTATATCAGAAATCCCACAGGTATGGCTAAGTACGTAAAAGCGTACTTCGAGAATCCTGAGATAGGAGAATACACCTACAAAGAAATAGAAGAAGGTAAGCGTATAATAACAGGTTATACTTATAAGTCAGATGACTTGTGGGTGTTCTTTGTATTAGATCATATTAGTCTTTTATCTAATGAGCTAGCTCCTGACACTAAGATGAAGTTATCATCTTATCAAACGTTTGACTTTATGATTAAGGATTATGTCCTTGATATATTTTCTAAGCGTTTTAAGATGGTTAATGTAATCGTCCACCAACAAACACCAGCTTCAGAAAAGCAAACCTACACTTACAAAGGTCAACTTATGGAAGAGAAGCTAGAACCCTCAATGGAGGAGCTTCACATCAATAAAGGTGTACACCAAGACTACGAAGTAGTAATAGGTTTGTTTAGTCCTGCTAGATACAACATAGGCACACACAATGGCTATGATGTATCATTACTCGGTAACCACTACAGATCCCTTAAATTTCTAAAAGATAGATACTTTGGCTTAGAAAACTCAAGCATAGGTCTATACTTTAATGGAGCTAACGGAGAATTTGAAGAGTTACCTAGACCCCAAGAGATGAATAGCCCTACAGCTAATCACTATGAGAATTTTTTAAGAAAAGCAAAACATTAAAAATGATCGAAGAAGAAAAGAACCCCTATTTAGTACAACTCATACGGAAGATGTGTGAAGTAATCAACGTAGATTACGAAACTATAGACTTCAAAGAAGATGAATGGTATGATAAACATACCTGGACAGAGCAACAAGAGAACCAATACATTGTATGGATGTCAGAAGAACTTTTTAACAACGAAGCTATGAGAGAAGAGCTGTTAGAAGACCCTGAGAAAAGTATTATGAATTGTTTCCGAGCAGCAGTACACTTTGTAGCCAACTTTGGTTGGGATACACTAGGTGATATTGTAGACAACATAGAAGAAAACAAAGTAAAATAAAAAACAATATGTCATCAAAACTAATCGCAATTGTAGGTCCCTCAGGTACAGGTAAATCTACCTCTATCAGGACTCTAGACCCAAAAGAAACCTTTATTATTAACGTAGCAAGGAAAGAATTGCCTTTCAAAGGAGCTGAGAAACTCTACAACCTAGAATCTAAGAATTACATGGAAGTAGACGACATCAACCAAATCACTACTTTATTACAACAGATTAGCGAGAAAGCATCACACATTAAGACTATCGTAATGGATGATGCTATCTACTCTATGTCATTTCTTATGATGAAGAAAGCTAACGAAGTAGGCTTTGGTAAGTTTGTTAACTTGGCTAAAGACGTAACTAACATGCTTACTACTGCTCGTAAGCTTCGTAATGACCTTAAAGTATTCTACATCACTCACAGCGAAACAATTGAGGATGATGGACATATCGTAGGTCAGAAGATTAAGACTATCGGTAAAGCGTTAGACAATCAGATTGTTCTCGAAGGATTGTTTACAATCGCACTTTATACCCACGTAGGTGAAGATAAAGACGAGAATGCAACTTATCATTTTGTGACTAACCGTTTCCGCAACTATCCTGCTAAGAGCCCAATGGATATGTTCTCAGAAACTTTAATCCCTAATGACCTTAACTTAGTATGTCAGTCTATTGACTCCTATTACACAGAAGAAGTAACCAAAACAAAATAAAAAACAAAAAAAAATTATTATGAAATTTGACGAATTAGAAACCAGAGAGCCTTCATCAGGCAAAAAAATGTACACAGGATTTGCTCCTATCCAAGTTGTAGCTGTTAACCCTAACAGTAAAGCACTTGCTGCTTTACTAGGTATTGACGAAGACAAAATAAAAGAGCCTAACTACGAAGGAGAAAACGGAATGCGTTTAGACTTCTGGTATGTAAATCATCCTGATTTTAAAACAGACTTACGTGGTAAGTTTTCTTTGTGGGTAAACAATGATACTCGTACCTCTCAAGCAGGTAAGAAACAATTCATTGACAACTTTACTAGAACTTCTTGGGCTGAGAACTTGGCTGCTTTGAGTGAAGCACAAGCATCTTTGGATCCTTCTCGTAGAATGGACCTTAAGAGTGTTCGTGAAGCTAAAGGTGGTGAAGAAACTGTATACTCTTTATTAAAAGCTTATGGTAATATCTCTCCTAAAGAGAAGCCATTTGTGTTGGATTCTTGGAATTCTATTGCAAAGGGTAAAGGTAATGAGTTGGTAGATTTCTTTGCTCACTTTAACAAAGCCAACATGGGTGTTAAAGTTCTTTTAGGAATCAAAGACGACAAATACCAAGATGTATGTACTAAAGTATTTGTAAACGTAAACAGTAAAATCACTGATTACGTAGCTAAACAAGTTACTGGTGAGTATGGATTTAAGAGTTTCTACGGAAACTTTGACTTCAAAGAATACACCGAAAACAATGCACCTGCTGCTAACGAAGTAGAAAGTCCTTTTGCTAGTGATATGATGTCATGGGAAAAAAGCGATGTAGCTACTGCTCCTGTTAGTGATGACGTAGATAGCTTGTTTTAATTTTAACTAACTGTTTCATTTTTAAGAAAAGGGGTTACATTTGTAGCCCCTTTTTCTTTTAAAAACCTTTCTTATGGATCTGACAAGTATAGAAATTAGACCTAACGTACAAACTTTGTACAAGTTATTAGGTCAAGAACAACTCATGGAGTTCTACTTCGGAGAAAAGATTAATTTTAGAAACAAGTACAAGAATCCTTTCAGATCTGATAAGCATGCAACATGCTTCTTTAAGTGGAGTCAAGGTGGTAATCTTTATTTTATAGATTACGCTACTGAGAAAATCCACTACAACTGTATAGACATAGCTCAAATGAGAACTGGTTACGAGTATCCAGACATTCTTTATAAGATTGAGTCTGACTTCCAACTTAAGAACTTTAGCCTAGAAGATAGGTTAGGTCTTAAAACAGAAGTCGATAGTCTTAAAACAGTTAAACCAGCAGAGGTAAAGCCAGCATCTATTAAAGTTAAACTTACTCGTTTTACACAGAAAGACTTAGAATATTGGGCACAGTTCGGAGTAACTCCGAGTATCCTTAAGTTTTTTGACATAAGAAGAGTAGACAAAGCTTGGATAGCTGACAACATCTGGTACATTAATAATGACTTTGATCCTTGCTATCGCTACAAAGAAAAAGATAAATTTAAACTATACCGTCCTTTTGCAGAAAAGAGAGTAAAGTTTAGAACTAATTTCTTCGGAGGCATGCTAGAAGGATACACACAACTCCCTCACAAAGGAAGTATCCTAGTCATCACTAAAGGTACTAAAGATGTTATGACCTTACACTCTATTGGAGTTAATGCAGTTGCAGTAAGAAGCGAAACTACACCTATATCGGAAAATGCCTATGAATTGCTTAGAGCAAGATTCGATAACATATATGTGTGGTTTGATGCAGATAGAGCAGGTATAGAAGGCTCACAGAAGATATCTGAGATGTACGACATACCTGTATTATACCATCATGCAAGTCTAGGTAAGGACATTAGTGACATTTATAAAGAACACGGAAAAGATAAATTAATAAAATTATGCCAAGAGTTAAAGATATTGTAGATGAAGCTTTAGGAATCGTATTTAATAAACTAGAGGTAGGACCATTAGAAAGAGCAGGTCTTTTAAAACTAGTTTCAAAAAAGACCGATAACAAACGTTATTACGAAAGAAAAATAGGAGAAATAGATCCTGAAGTCTACAAAGAAAGAAAAAGGATTGCAGAAGAAAAAGCTAAACAGATTAAAATAAACTTACATTCTTTTACCGACTTCGAGACACAAGTAATGAAAGTTGTATGTGATGTAAATAAAGTCAGTATAGCAGACTTCATTCTTTACAGTCGTAAGAGAGAATTTGTAGAAGCTAGGTTTCAATTTGCTGCTGTTTTACTAATTCAGTTTCACTACACTTATATGAAAGTCGGAGAACTCTTAAGCAAAGATCATTCTACAATTATACATTCTATCAGACAACACTGTGATTTCTACGACACCCTAAATAGTTATAAAACTAAATATAACACAATTTTAAACGAGCTAGAGTTAGCAAATCCAGGAGTTATGACTACCGTACTTAATCCTAATATTGTTGTACAAACTTTGGATAGTAGAAAAAGAAGATTACTTAGACATAAAAATGCAAAAAATAGTACCAATTCCAGATGATTGGTATCTACACTTAAGAGATACAATAGAAAGTCCATATTTTAAGAGCCTTGGGGGTTTCATTGCTAAGGAAAGACAAACTAAGTCTATTCTTCCTTACAAAGATGAAGTCTTCAAGGCTTTTAATTTAACCCCTTTTCAGAAAGTAAGAGTGGTTATCTTAGGTATGGATCCGTATCCAGGTAGATACAAAGGAGAACCTACAGCACATGGCTTAGCTTTCAGTCCTAGAAATAAAGATCAAGTTCCTCCTTCTTTAAGGGTTATGTATAACAAGATTAAAGAAGACATTTATCCAGACGAACTATCATTTCCTATTGACATGGACCTAGAAGCATGGGCTAAGCAAGGAGTTCTCTTAATTAACGCAGCTTTAACTATCGAAGAAGGTAAGTCAGGTTCTCACCTAGCTCATTGGACTCAATTTACAGAAGCTGTATTCAAAACTTTAAACGAAAGCACTACAGGACTTATCTTTTGTTTCTGGGGTAAAGATGCTTTAAAGTTTGCTCCTTTAATTGATGATAAGTTTCATCACGTATTAGTAGCACCTCATCCTGCAGCTGCTCTATACGCTGGAGGTAAGTGGGAATGTAACCACTTTAAAAGAATAAACGAAATACTAATGGCCAGTAATCGTGATGATATAGACTGGCTACAAAACTTAAAATAAAAAATATGAATTGGCAAGATTTCGAGACATTAAGTCATTTAGAATTTAAATCTAAATTAATAGAACACTTTACTGAAAGAGTAAAACAAACCAAACTAATGGAACAAAGTACCGAGTACGAATATTGTGAAGTACAAGGTAGAATTAAAGAATTAGAAGAACTACAAAACTTTATTGAAACATTTAAAAGACCAGCCTTATGAACAAACAACAATTATTAGAAACCTCCAGGACTAACTGGACAGTAGACAAACGTGAACTAGTAGGTCCTAACGGAGAACCTACTCCTGCTTTTGGTATCTTCAGAGGAGATACTAACAAGTGCTTAGGTATTGTAGGATCTAAATATGTTCCTACACAGAATGAAGAAATCTTAGACATGCTTTTAGAAGCTGCTGCTAGGGTTAATATCTCAGGAGAAAGAGGTGGTTTCTTAGGAGACGGCCAGAAAGTATACTATCAATTCCCTCTAACTGATGTTACTATCGGTGGATCTGACAATAAGAGGTTTCTTACAGCCCTTACTTCACACGATGGTAGTGCTCCTATTGGCTTCGGAGCAACCAATGTGACAGTTGTATGTGCTAACACGTTTTACATGGCTCTAAGAGACTCTCAGAGGGTAAGACATACTAAGAACTCTCACGGAAGATTAGCAGTTATCATCTCTCAACTACAAAACTCTCTTACTCAAGAAGAGCAGTTTGTTGAAAAGCTAATCGAATTGAGTAAGATTAACATTCCTGAGGTAGTTACAGACGAGTTTATCGTAGGTATTATCGGAGGTGATGGAGAAGCTTCTCGTACTAAAAATCGTATTTTAGATTTCAAACAAGCTATCGCTACTGAGTATAACACTCATGGTAATACAGCTTATGCTTTGTTTAATGCTACAACTCGTTTCACTAACTATATGATGGGACACAAGAGTATAGAGCATAAGCGTGAGTCTTTGATCCACGGTACAGCTTACAACATCAACAACAGAGGCTTAGAATTAATTTCTGAAACCTACACTCCTTTACACGAAGCTAGATTAACTTTGTAATTCTCTTGCATGCCAAAAAAGATTAGGGGGTCAACAGATCCCCTTTTCTTTTAGTTATATTTGTAGACCATGTTAAAGAGAACAATCAAGAAAGTTCCTGTAAAAGGAAATCCCGAAGAAAGAGACTTGCAGAAGCCTTGCTCTGAGTGCGGTAAAGTAAAAGCTATCGCCAACAAGACTAAGAGACTTTGTGCAGGATGCGTAGTAAAAGAAAAGAAAGCTAAGCAAAAAGTCCGCAAAGAAATCAAACGTAAGATCAAGCAAGAAACCATTACCCAAAGCAGGTTAGACCAAATAACATCATGGCTAGTAAGGGCTGCACACATTAATAAGTGTCATGCTTGTGAAATTACTCTAGATCCTAAAGGACTTCAATGTGCTCACTTTGTAGGTAGAACTAAAGTATCTACTCGTTATCACTTAACTAACTTATTACCCGCTTGTCCTAAGTGCAATCTTTATACCCCTCATCACGTATGGAACTTAGGTAAGTCCCTAAACAGAATATGGGGAGAAGATACCACAGAAGACATGCTACAACTTTCGAATAAGATTCTTAAGTTAAGTAACCACGATAGAAAGCTTATCTACGATGTGTATAGAACCTGCCTTACGGATATTGAACAAGGCAACTACTCACAAGAGCAGAAGTATGAAAAGCTTAAACAGGCTTTAAATGATTATAACAAGATAGTAGGACCCATTTTAAAATGATATATCTAGTTACCAAACAAGATATCTCCTTACCCGACATTACCCTTACTACAGTACAAGAGTCCCTCGAATACTTAAACAAGTTAGAGTGGATAGGTTTGGACACAGAGACCTCAGGTTTCGATCCTTACACTACTAAACTGTATACTCTTCAGTTAGGAGATAATGATGTTCAATACGTAATAGACTTAACTACGATTGACATCAACGAATACAAAGAGTTATTAGAGACTAAGGGTCTTATTGGTCATAACTTAAAGTTTGACCTAAGATTCCTTTATCATTATAGGGTAATTCCAACAAAGGTATATGATACCTTCTTAGGAGAAAAAACATCTCGCCTAGGTATAGAAAGCCATAGATGCTCACTTGCTGCTTGTGTATTACGTCATTGTGGAATCATACTAAGCAAAGAAGAGCGACTAAATATTACAGGTAGACTTACTGAAGGTTTCGTAAAATACTCTGCGTATGACGTAAAGTATCTACACGAATTAAAGGACAAACAAGAGTTCTTACAGCTAGCAGATGGTACCTCAGTGTCCATTGATTTGGACAATAAGTTTGTATTAGTACTAGCCTACATCGAGTATTCAGGAATGAAACTAGACGTAGAGCAATGGACAGCTAAGATAAACAAAGTACAAGCCATAGCAGATGAAGCTGAAGCACAGTTAAACCAATTCATCCTAGATAATAAGATGGAAAAGTTTATCGACTCTCAACTTGACCTCTTCTCTTCTTCGACTAAGGTTAATGTGAATTGGAACTCACCTTCACAGGTAGTAGAATTCTTTCAAGCACTAGGTGTAAACACTAAGGTAGTAGAGAAAGGAAAGACTAAAGACACCATTGAAGCTAACCATCTAGTAAAATACAGCTCAAAATACCCCATTATTGAGCTTTATTTAAAGTTTAAGGGAGCTCAAAAGGACATAGGTACTTACGGACAGAACTGGATAGATCAAATTAATCCAGTAAGCGGAAGAATCCACACACAGTTTAAGCAGTTGATGAACACAGGACGCTTATCTAGTGGTGGTAAATCAGGAGACGTAAAGAACTTTAACTTTCAGAACATTCCCTCAGACCAAGAAACTCGATCTTGCTTTGTAGCATCAGAAGGAAACACTCTAGTAGGTTGTGACTATACAGGTCAAGAACAAATTGTATTAGTTAACAAGTGTCTAGATAAAAACCTTTTAGAATTCTACGATAATGACTTAGGTGATATGCACAGCTTTATTGCGAGCAAGATGTATCCTGAGTTAGATGGTATGGATCTTAATGACATCAAAAAGAAACACAAGGATAAGCGTCAATCAGCTAAAGTTGCAGGCTTTGCTATTAACTACGGTGGCTCAGGTATTGGTATTGCAGATCAATTAGGACTAAATGTAGAACAAGGTCAGTCTATCTATGATGCATACTTTAGAGCCTTCCCAGGATTAGCAGCTTATTTTACTGAAGCAAAGAAGTTTGGTGTAGAGAATGGCTATGTTCTTATCTCACCCGTAACAGGTAAGAAGTCTTACGTAGATTACTACGATGAGTTTTCTAAACTTAAGAATGAGATGAACAAAGATTTCTGGGACAGGTACAAGCAGATGAAGAATGCAAACACACCTACGGCTAGAGAGATGAAAGAAAAGGTAAGTCAATTCTTTAGAAAACGTGGAGACATTGAACGCATGTCTTTAAACTATCCTATCCAAGGTGAATCCGCAGAGATTACTAAGTTAGCTTGTGTGTATTTCTGGACTAAGTATCTAGTACCTAATAACTTATTGTTTAAAGTATTGATGGTCAATATAATACACGATGAGATATTAATAGAAACACCTGAGGAAATTGCGCAACAGGCTGCTGCACAATTAGAAAAAGCAATGGTAGATGCAGGTGCTAAGTTTTGTAAGAGAGTTCCTCTTAAAGCAGATCCCTGTATTGCACCATATTGGAAGAAGTAAGATGACAGAGGAACAGATAAAAGAAGTAAGAAGAACTTATCTTCTTGCTAGAGCAGTTAACACACAGTATCAGTTTATCCGTGAGTTTGTTAATGACGATTTACGGAAAGCAATTAACGAAGCAAAAGCAAAAAATGCTTACTTTATTAAAATTTTAGACGGATATTTGCAGAAGAGAAACGTAAGTAACCAGATAGAAGAAGACGAAGAGTTAGCATTTTTGCTTTTGGAAGAAATAGAAAAGAGAACTAATGATAAATAGAGTTTACATACCTGCAACTCTCTCCCTTAATATAGATGGTAACGTTTATCTTAAGGGAGATAAAGAGTTAATGCAATCATACTTTAAAGAACTTATGAAACAAGATCCGAGTATAGATGTAGAAGTTTGTATTACTAGAATAGATTCTAAGAAAACAAACCCTCAGTTAGCTTATTTCTATAGTACCCTAGTACCTATAGTAAAAGCAGGCTTTGAGTCGCTTACAGGCGAAGTATACAGCAAAGAGGACGTAGTAACATTCCTTAAAGACAAGTACTTCTACGAAGAGACTATGTTCCAAGGACAGTTTATTAAAACTCCTCTCTCCTTATCTAACGGTAAGAAAGACGAAGTACATAAGTTTATACAAGATGTGATTGTATTTGCAAGAGATATCCTGGGAGTGGAAGTACCAGAACTAGACTAAAAATTATGTTATATATTATAGAACCCCGCACAGAATCAGACAAAGTGGAAGCTGTTGGCTCCCCTGATGTCGCACACTCCTACGCTTATGGAGAAAACATGGTCACCTATTATGGAGATGAGTACAGTCAAACTATTCAATTAGGAACTATAGTAAACTGTAATGAAGTAATGTCTATTGTAACTAATGTTCTTCCTATGAAATTTGGAAGAGTTGTTCTTACAGTAGTTCCTGCTTATCCTATTTCTAAAACTACTACAGGTGCTTTAAAGCGTTAACTATGACTGAACAAGCACTACGCTACAACAAAGGAAAGAGACAATGGTCTTTAGTAGATTTTAAGTCTCTAGAGCCTATGGTTGAAGTCCTTGAATTTGGAGCAGAGAAATACGAGAAATGGAATTGGTGTAAGGGTATGCCTGTAAGTGAAGTAAGCGAGAGCTTGCTTAGGCATATGTTTGCTTTTCTTTCAGGAGAAGATAAAGACCCTGAATCAGGAATAGATCACTTAGGACATGTAATGTGTAACGCTATGTTTCTCTCGTACATAATGAGAGAGAAGTCTCAGTATGACGATAGAAGACATGAAGATTCAAGTAAGTAACTACTCCAAACTAACCAAAGGCCAAAGGGATTATCCTTATTGGTTCTTCTATCCTTTACCCATATTAACTTTTAGTCGCACTAACTCTAGAGAGAGGTTTAGTATTCATTTAGGGTTCTTATGGTTTACACTAACTATTAAATTTACGAAGCAATGATTTTAGACGAGGATTATTTATCCAACACAGCACAAAGCCAGAGTAGGCTAAAGAAAATACTTTTACACCCTAACCTTTATATTAACTACGATCCTAATTCTGACATGGATGAACCAGCAGAAGTAACAGTTATAGGTGACGGAGTAGATTTATTATTAACTCAAGGAGAAGATGTATTTATGGAGCAATTCTATTTCACTACTGTAGAAAGACCTACAGGACAGATGGGAGACTTCGTATGGCATCTATTTGCTAATCGTAATGATACTATGGCAGAAAACATAGCCTACGAATTAGCAGGATTTAAGCGTGATACTCTCCCTAAAGTAAGAGAGAGATTCGAGAAAGAGGGTAAAGCCTATTACGATGATTTGATTGCTGGAGAAGGAAAGAAAGTAGTAAGTCCTATTCAGTATGCAACTATTCAGAACGTAGCCAACACTCTTAAGATGAGTCCCTTTACTTCTAAGTACGTAGTAGGGAATTCACAGTTTAAAGTATTTACCCAACAGTCTCTTCAGTTTGAATACGAAGGAGTTGCTTGTAAGGGTCTTTTGGATTTAGTGGTAGTTGACACAGTGAACAACATCCTATATCCTATTGACCTTAAGACAACCACAACTTCTTTAAACTACTGGATAGAGATGTTGCTTAAGCACAGGTATGATTTCCAAGCAGCCTTTTACACAGAAGCTCTTAAACAAACAGACCTAAGTATCTACGGAGAGAACTTGACTATACATAACTTTAGATTTATTGTAGAAAGTCAGAAGTATCCAGGTAGTCCTTTGATCTATGAGATGTCAGACAAGCTAATGGATTTAGGAAAGATGGGAGGCACTTACTTAGGTAAGGAGTATGAAGGGTTCCACCAAGCAATTCAACGCTTAAAATGGCACTCAGAAAACGATATGTGGGCATATACAATGGAGGACTACTGGAATGACGGACTTAGAATTGTGTAAAGTGTACTCAGATACTACAAACAATACCACAAAATTCCTTAGCCCCATGATATTTACATCAGGGGCTAATGCTGCTCGTTTACTTGCTAACTTTGGGTTAGTTAATGTTTACATAGATGATTACGGGTATAAAAGTAAGTACACTAACTGTTTGTTCTTTCTGTTTAAGCCTACAGACAAAGATGCTTTTGAGATGTTTGAAACTAAAATTACAGGATTTGACTCTTTCTACGACTATTATGAAGTAGATGATATGGTTATGTATGTCTTTAGACCTAGTTCTTTATACCACAGAGACATTGAATTGTTTAAGCAAGGTAGATTTAATGACATGTCCAAAGATTATAAATCTCTTTTACATCGTGATATAAATTTTAAAGACGTAGTTGTAGATATTCCAAAAGAAATCTTTAGATTTGAACTCAGTTTATCTTAGTGCCGTTTATACAAGAATCATACAATACTTATAATCAGAAAGGAATAAAACTCCTTTCTGATTTTCTAAGTAGTAAAGGTTATGAAATAGAATCTAAAGAAGAAGACTTTAATATAGACATACTAGCCTATAAGGATGGTAATAGATATCTGTTTGAGGCAGAAATGAAAAAAGACATAAGTATTACTACTCCTGAAGCTTTTTATAAAACAGTATCATTTCTTTCTCGTAAGCGAAAGTTTGCTGAGAAGAACTGGTTTATATATTTTATAATTAGTAATAGGAATGGTGGAGCTATATGGGCACCTTCTGATGTAATTTTTAGATACGAACATAAAGTACAAAAGTATATAACTAAAGATGGTAGAAAAGGTTGGGAAGATTTTTATGAAGTACCAAGAGAACTTTGTAGATTTGTACCGCCTGAACAATTTTTAATAAACAATAATGTATAAAATACCTATCATATACAACATGCCTAAGACTGATAAGTCTGAACTTTACTTAGATTTAGCTGTAAGAATCGCTCAAGAATCTTACTGTGAGAGACTACAGGTAGGATCTTTAATCGTAAAGAACGGAAACATTATCTCTTTTGGGTATAATGGAACTCCTTCAGGGTTTCCAAATGTATGTGAAGAGAATGATACAACCTTTGAATACGTACTCCACTCAGAATCCAATGCAATTACTAAAGCATGCAAGAGTCCTATCAGTACAGAAGGAGCAACTATGTACTGTACTCATGCATGCTGTGTGCATTGTGCTAAGTTGATTATTCAAAGTGGAATCACTACATTTGTATATCTAGAAGATTATAGAGATAGAACAGGATTAGAACTATTAATAGCAGCAGGTCTAGATGTAATCAAAGCAAAAACAAATTAAAACAATATGGCAATCACAGTAAAAGGACACAGAGTATTACTCAATCGTCCTAAGAGAGAAGAAAGACTCATTCAGCTTACACCAGAGATGGAAGAAGAATTGAACATGAAAGAACTAGTAGGCTTAAAGCATCTAGAAGTTTATGCAGTTGGAGAAGACGTAGTCAATGTATCAGAAGGAGACGTAGTATACGTAAACCTAATGTATCTTCAGTCTGCTGAACTAGTTGAAGTAGATGGAGAAGAGAAAATCATGGTAAGAGATAGCGACATCGCTATTGTATGGAATTAAAAGAAAGATTATGTTATTCTATTATACAGAAAAAGAAAAAGTAGAGAACGGTGAAGAGATGGAATTGATCATCAAGAAAGGTTTCTCTTTTAACATCCACAAGGTTCTTATGACTTACCCTACAGAGAATGGTTTAGCCGTTGTCTTAGAAGGTAACGCTGATAAACTTAACCCTGTAGACTATCAATACAAAATTGATCCTGCAACTAAGCAAAAAGTTCCAGTAAAAATCACTAAATTTGAAATCACAAGTGAGCCAATCGTAGTAGAGCTAAAAGTAAAAGAAGAAGTTCTTGCTTTCTTAGCTGCTACAGGAGGACCACAAGCGATGTAATCATAGTTTTAGTTTATTTAGTTTTAGTTTTTAGTTATTTAGTTTACCAACCAAAAGAAAAGGGGCTCTTAATAGGGCCCCTTTTTTTATAATCTTATTACTCTTGGATGTTCTATCCCGTTTGCTATGACGACATCTAATCCTAGTATACTTTCTATTACAACATCGTCTTCTTCTTCTACTCCCATTTCTTTTAATAGATCTTCAAACTGATCTTCTGTAAGCAGTACCACATTAGGTCTTACTGCTAACCCATCCTTCTCTGAGTCTAAATAGAACTGGTTTATAAGTTTATCTATATCTGCTAGCTTAATCATCTTAATTTTATTTAAAGCGAATATAAAACGAATATATTAAATCCGTATCTTTTTCTACTAAATCAAATGAAACTCCTGGATAACCAGGACCAAAGTTATTCATTACCCACTTAGAAGAGCCGTACATAGACAATACATTCCTATATCTAAACTTGTAAACTTGCTGCATGCTCTCTGTATGTAGGTCACCTTTTACTATCGAGATGTTTTTATTCTCTCCTAAATTGTGGTGATCTATATACTTGTTAAGAAAATTTTCTGCTTTCTCGGTTAAGAAAAGGGGAAGACCATGCTTAAGATCCTCAGAGTCTTTTCCATGAGTAAAAATAAATGTATGTTTTCCATAGTCAAAATGTTCTAAGAACTTCTCCATTATCGTTACTTTGATAAAAGGATAAGCCGTATTTAAATAAAGAGTTAGTGCTTGGTTAGTTATGTAGCCAAAAGAACCTGAGTGGTTATCTTCTGTCTGCATAATAGCATGAATGTTATTAGCTAAGTTTTTTTCTACTAACAGGTCAAAGAATCGCTTATGAGCATAAAGATAAGTCATAAAAGACTCTTTGTTATTCATATTCTGTGGAAGTGCATGTCCTCCTCTAGTAGTATGACCACTCCAACCATCTAATGAATCTCCTAAGTCACAAATAAAAAGATCTTCTAACCTTCCATAGGTCTTTACTTGCTTCTCTATCTCTTCTAATACTCTCATCATACGTACTTCGAAGACATCTTCGTTGTACTGATTGTTGAAAATAGAGTTAGGATGAGTAAGAGCACCTACGTGTTTGTCACTCATGTAGACGAATAAGCCTCTCTTAGACGCTATAGGAGACTTTCTAGGTGTTGGGTACGGAGTTATATTAGATTCTAAGAAAACCTCTCTAAGAACGTTCTCTATGTCTTGAGGAAGACTATCCTCAGGCTTTATAGAAGCAAATAAGGCTGACACTAGCCAACCTGATTGTTTTTCTTTACTCCAATATTGTACTAATCTCCACTTAGATCTATCTATCTTATGAATTTCAATGATTTCTTCAGAAGATCTAGGTTGAGTAGAAACTAGTTTAGATACCTCAAGTGTACCTTTATCTAGATTCTCATCATAAGTTCCTGTAATTTGTGTAGGTTGATCGTTAGGTGATACAGGTTTATCTGCACCCAACTTATACATAGCAGTTCTTTTTAAGTCACGAACTCGCTTAGCTCTTAGCTCATTATATACTTCTGGTTGATAGTTGAAACGAATAGCAACTTCTAAAGCTGACTCATCCGTATTTGGATTATCCATGTAGTGTTGGATAATCTGTTTAGAGATTGGCATCATAGGCTGGTAGGTTAAAGTATTAACCCTATGGTTAACAAAGCTATAGCAAATAACCCGCCTTTCAAAACGTTCTTTAAAGTTTTAATTGTTTCTGCTTGAGATCTAACTTTAGTATCTAAGCGAACTATCTCTACTTTAGCGGTATCTAAAGCCTTCTTATAGTTAGGGATAATAGAATCTTTATACAAGGATAACTGAACGCTATCTGTCTTGATAATCTTCTTAAGACTTACTACTCTCTCACGTGCTTGAATTCCTTTTAGGAATTCATCATTCAACTCCTTTAAGGGTAAGCTGTCTACTGATTGTGAGTAAGAATTTTGTGCCGTCAATATCAGGCATAGTGTCAATAGCAATCTGAATTGTGTCATACTTTAGGGTGATTTGTTCGTAACGGAAATACTCTTCGTGCTTTATATGTTCTAGAGAGTCAATTTTTTCAAAGTAAGTATCGTTTTGTTTATCTATAGAATCAATAAAAGATATTACTTGATTAGTATCTTGTTCCTGTACATACTCATACTTAAAAAGTAAGTAAGCAATGATGAAGAAAAAGATAATATTAAGTTTAATCGAGAGGTTTTTCATTATCGTGGTTAAATTTATGCTGGTCTATCTTTGCTAAGATCTGAGATAGTACACTGTTGTTTAGTACTCCTACTGTGTGAGCATTCTTAAGCGCACTAATAAGTTGGAAGACAATAAAAGGAGCACAGAAAGTTTCTGAAAGCCAGAACGTACCTTGGAAACCCTTCTCTACCATTAAGATAGCAGAAAGAATCATTACCCAAGCAAACAAGGTCTGAAGTACTTTAACTGCTTTTCTTGTCTGAAAACCAATCTTCTTAGTACCTGCCCACACACCAAAAAATCCATCTACAAATACAACAGCAACAATCGCTAAGTATTGTTCTGCGTTATCTGCAGTTAGATTTAAAAAATATGTGCCCAAGAAGGCACATACTGTGGTGATAGTTACTAAAAGGGTCTTCATGAATTAAGCGTTGTAAGCAATAATAGATCCTGAAGCAAGTGTTATAGAAGAGATAGTTGTTCCTTTAGCTACGCTAATCTTCATTCCTGGTGCCAAAGTAACTCCTGAAAGACCTAAGCTTGTCATAAGACTAGCTGCGTTCTGATCTAAAATAGCACTAACTACAGCTGATGCGTTAACAACAAAGTACTGAAAAGTACCTGTAACTGGTGATGTGCCTGAGATTACTTTACTGCCGTTCATACCTGCTTCCGCAGTTACGCTAGCGTTGATGCAACAAAGTTGACCTTCAATGTGACGAAGTTTCTTTGATTGCTCTCTGAGAATGTCATGTGTTTCCATAAATATTTATCTTTACGACTGTTAAGTCCGACCTTAGTCCGTATAACAAAAATACTTTAATTAAAAATAAAGTCAAGAAACTAGGAGGACTATTTTCCCCTTAGTCTCTCCTTAGCTCTTTTATTTTCTAGACTTTCCTGTTTAGACTTTATCTTTTCTCTGATAAAATCTTGTGGGTTATTCTGTATTTGGTATCTTTTAATCTCCTTATCTAGATCTGCTGCTTCTGAACTACCCAAAGAAGAAGCAAACTTTCTATTTCTATAGTATGCTCCTACATATGAATATTGTTCTCCTATTGTTTCCATGGTTTTCTCTAGGACTAGTATTTCGGAAATCTTAGCGTCTCTTTCTGCTCTATCTGTTATTATCTCTGAGGGAACTACTGACTTCAACTCTTTTTTTATTGCTGTTACCCTTTCACTCAACTCATTGTAGCTTCCCATTGGATCTAGTTTAATTCTTCTTTCCTCTGTAAAGTCTAACCTTGGATTGTATTTTAGAACTGTATAAAGCTTCTTCTCTGGTTGTAGGAATTGACTCATACCTACTTCTGCTCCCGTATAAATCATGAAAGCTGCAAGTAAGTTTGATTTTCCTTCTAATGCTTCAGGAGTACTAAAAGAATCGGGTTTTCCGTTAGTATATCTATAAGTAAAAGAACCTGCAGGATCTAACCAAGTATCCTTATCAAAGAAAGGAGTTAAAGCATCATAAGAAGCCTTGGTTGTACCTCCAATCAAACTCCAACTTATTTGTTTAGCTCTTGCTACTGCATCACTCTCTCCTGGTTGTTTCTGAGGAGTTTGTAGGAGTGATTTGTAAGCCCAGTTTGCTGCTCCTAAAGGACTAAAGGTACTTAACTCATCATGCATACCCTGAAGAATATTACCAATAAACGCCAAGAAAGGACTAGTAGGCTCTTCATCATCATCATCTAAGGACTTAGCAAGTATACCCATAGTAGTAATTAAAGCTTGTTGAACAGCAAGCATAGCTACTAAGTTAGTTGCTGCAGTACGCATTCTAGATTTCTGTTGATCAGTAGTCATCTGGTTAGCCATAGAACTACCTCCCAAAGCTAGCAACTGGACATAAGACATAACTTCTCTGTTAAATCCTTTCTCTAGGTTACCTGTGTTTAACTGAAGTCTTCTCGCTCCATACTTATTATTAAATGTGCTAGTTAGCCAACGCTTCATACTCATCACCATTCTAGCAATAATGTATCTTTCGTACTGAGCAGATCCTCTCTTATAGTAGTTACCTTGAGATGAAGTAAAGTAGTTAAAGATTCTATCCCTGATTTCTTGCTCTAAGCGATCTATTTTCTCTACTTTAACTCCTGCTTTAAGCTGAAGTTTACCATTTACTTGCTCGTAAGCTTCTGCTAACTTAATAGTTCTTGTTGTTCCTCCCTGTTCTATCTGAACGTTATATTGGTTCATGATAGATTCAAATACAGCAATAGTAGAAATACTTTCTAAGTATCCACGTACTACAAATCCTGCAGTCTCACTAGAAACAAACCTATTCAACATAGTCTGATGGATAGTATCTGCTTTAGCTCCAGGTTGTGCTTGTGGCATAGCATTAAAATGCATCAATAAATCTGCGTAGTAAGAAACATTTCCTCCTCCTCTGTACACTTCAAACATCTTATCTGATTGTTTGATACCTCTCCACATACCTTGAATAAACTCTGCTCTAGTTACACCTGCTAGGTTATTGTTTATACCTGCGTTCCATAAGTTGATTGCAAAGTTCTTTATAGATGCAATTACGTTAAACTGTAAAGCTTTACGTTGACCTACAGATAAGAACTTATTTAAAGGACGACTAATAAGTTTTACATACTTATTGTTACCCATAGAACTAATTTCTTCTCCGTAGAAGTTCTTAGAAATTTCGAAGTCTACTGTAGATAAAGTACTTTCTGCTGATTTGTTTCTCTCTAATGCGTCTCTTGTGCTGAACACAGTAGGCATAATCTTCTGCATGGCTGCAAAGTGGGAAGAGTAAACACCAAACTTAGCAATGTTACCTAGAATATTATAAGATACTTGGTTAGTGTTTAAAGGAGTCTTATAACGACTACGAATCAATTGTACCTTTCTTCCACTAATAACCTCTACTTCTGAGTCATCTAATCTTTCGTACTCAGCAGATCCTATGTTAGGTGCAAATGTTAACTTAAACAACTCATAGATTCCTGAGAATGTATCTAGAGGCTTTCTTAAAGCAGTAGATAAAGTTTCAAATGCTGTCTTGTTTTCGTTTACAATAGCATACCCTACACGTTGACTCTTAGGCAACTCTTTCTGTACGTCTTCATGTAAAGCAATAATATCATCTAAGATAGCTTTCTCTTGTGCAGGTAAGCTAGAATACTCTGGGTTAGAGTATTTACCATCTTGAGTTTCTCTAGGTCTAGGTTCTGTAGTAAAACGATAATCTTTATTCTTGAAAGTCTCATCAATTACAGGAATAGCCCACTGAAAAGAAGGAGATTCTTCTATAATATTTCTAGGATCTTTAGGTACTACCTGAGTCCAAATATAAGAAGGTCTTTCTTTTGTAGTTGTTACTGTATCTCCGTTTACGATTCTAGTTTCTTCTGTAACGATGTGATTGTCCTTATACCATTGAGTTGCTCTAAACCTATCTTCTATCTCTTCCTCAATCATTGCTTGTTTAACATCTTCTACTGTTGTAAAAGTATTCATTAACTGTGCTGCAATGTAAGAATCTCTTCTAGCTTTAGCTTTTTCATCCAAGTCCTTCATGAACTCTTCATCCTGAGCTAACTCTGTTCTGATACTTGCCTGTACTTCTGATACTTTGTCTTTATAGTATTGAGTTTCTTTTCTACCCTGCAAAGCATTAAGCATCTTATACAGTCTAGCCAACTCTTCTTGGTCATCTTTGCTTACTTCCCTAGCCTGACTATTTTTCTTAATGGTTTCTATCTCTTCTTCTATTTCTTTTACAGTCTGAAACAAGTTACCAGCGTTAACAACGTCATTACCTTGGATAGCTCCATCGTTATCTCTAAAGCCTAATACTGCATTGTTTAATCTTTGGTAAGCATCAGTAAGATCTTGTGCATCAAAAGTAGGATACCTACTAAGAATAGCATTAATCGAATCAGTGATAGCTTGTTGTTGTCGATAGAACTCAGGTGCAATTTCTGTTTTTGTATTCTCCTCGTACCACTGATCTCTTACTTTCTTAGCTTCTTCAAACTCTTTAGTGATATTTTCATTCTGTTCTGCCAGATTCTCGTCTGCCACTTCTGCAAATCCTGCCATAGACATAGAAATATCTGAAGCATTCTTTCTTTTTAAAATTTTAGAGTACTGTTCATCTATCTCATTCTTTTGGATCTGCCACTGTTTTCTCTTAGTTAGGTTGTCGTAGGTTAAAACATCTCGATTGTTTCTTTCCTTCTTCCAAGCCATAATAGATTCAGCTATTCTTCTTTCTTTACTTCCTGCTGGCTTCTCATCTCCATTAGAATAGTAAAGAGAACCTAAGCGATTAAACTCAGTTAAGAGTCTTTTGATCTCGTCTTTAGTTCCTTCCTCAGGATTAGGATCTTCTGATAAGAAACTAATCTCTGATAAGATCTCTTCTCTTGCTTGCTTAGCTTCTTCTGTAAGTAAGCCTTGAATCTTATAGTATTCGTCTGTGTAAGGACGCATAGCATACTCTTCTAAGAACTTATTAGTAGCTTCTTTGGTAGAGTCTATAGCAGATTGGTTACCTGTCTTTAAAGCATCGTCTTCTCTTTGTAAAAGAATCTTAAGATCATTCTGGAACTCCTCTTCTTTTAACTTAGTGTTTAAGATTGCTTGCTTTACTTTCTTGAAAGAACCATCTGGTTGTTTATGTAAAACTTCTACCTCTCTAGTAAAACCTTTATATAAGGTTTGGTAAGTCATTACCTCAGTAGCTAACTTACCTCTAAGGGCACGTAGTCTATCAAAGATATCTTGAGCACGCTTACTAAACTTACCAGAGTTTACCTGAGCTTCTGCAGTAGCCTTATCAATAAACTGTTTAACAATTTGGACAGTAGGATTCTTACCTTGAACTGCATTGTTAATCCACATACCTAACAAACTAGTCTCTCTTCCGTTCTTCTTATCGTTTTTAAGAAGCTCTTCAATGTTCTTAGCTGTAGGAATAAACTTCTCTAACTGTCGTAAGTCTTCAATCTCTCTAGCTAAAACTTTAGATAAAGCTGTTTTACCAGTAGAGTCTGCTTTGGCTTTAGCTGCAACTAATGCTGCAAGTTGTTCTTGTACTCTTTTCTTACCTTCAATTGTTGCACTCTCTCCAAAAGAACTAGACAACTCTCTAGCAATAGGAGCAATTACTGCGTTGTTATAGTTACTGTCAATAGAGTCCGCTAACTTACGAGTACCTTCTATACTGCTTAAAATCTCTCTAACTACTTCTTCGTAGTTAGGTACAGACATTTCAAAAGCCTCAATAGTGCTAGCTTTCTCTTGCATGTCTGTTATATCCGCTACGTTAAAGATAGAGTTAAACTCTTTTTCAAACTCATTAAGCTGGTCTTTGATTACTCCACTTAAGTTCTTAGCGTAGTTAAAAGTCTTAATGATTGCAAAGTCTTCAAACTCAGAAGCGTTCTTCTTGTAAAGTTCTAGTTGATTCTGTACAGTTGAAAGAGTAGATAAAGCTGAATTTAAATAACTAATAGTATTAGCTAAGATATCTTTAGCGTTAGTAGCATTAATACTAGTGAAACGTTCTTGTAATCTACCAGTGTTTCTAAGAGAAGAGTCAATCTCTTTAAGGGATTGTGTAATCTGTCCCCACATCTTTGTAGAAGAGTTCTTATTGATGAAGTTTACAAACTTCTGTAACTCTGGGAATCTTTCTAAGTCTGTAACTCCGTTGGGATTAAACTTTTCATTTCTGAATCTTAAGTCATATTCTCCCTGAGTAACAGGCATATCTCTAGTCTCAACTAAGTGATCTAGATAATTATTGATGGTAGAATCAATCTCCTCTAAGTTAGGAACGTCAGTATACAAACCCTTTAAGAAGTTTGTAATCTTCTCTATCATGTTTCTTAAGAAGTTCTTATCTTCTTTAAGAGACTCTTGCTGTGTGATTAAAGCTGCTCTAAAATCTGGGTTGGATACTACCTCACTTACAAACTCTTCTACGTTGTTAAATCCGTAGTTAACAACTAGGTTAGGAAACTTCTTCAAGTAAGAGTTGTAAGCCTTTTCCATCTCTGCCTTAAATGCCTTCTCCTGATCTGTTACAGGTTCATTCAAAGCCTTAATGGTGTAAGCATGCATAGACTCGTGGATAATGTCTCTAATAAGCTTAGAATCATCCATACTCTCACTTACAGTCTTACCTATGTAGATCGTACGTGAGTTATTGTCATAGAATGCTACTTGACCTGCATCCATAGAGTCTGTATCATCGAACACTACTAGCTTAACACTAGGGTTGATGTTTTGTAATTCTTGTAATTTAGATAAGATAGTCTTTTGAGTATCGGAGATACGATCGCTAGTAAGTAATCCTGATACTACATCATTCCAATTAGTATCGCTACTAGGAAAGAACTGAGAGATAATCTCTCCAAAGTTAAGAGCACTTAAAGTTTCTTTAGTTTCTGGTCTAGCTATACTGTAAACACCTACTGCTACTCTGAAACCATCATCTGTTCTTATTACTTCTGCAGATACATTCTTGTATCTTGGGTTTAAGTTAAATTGAGCTGCAACAACTTGAGCTTCTTCGTAGCTAGGAAAGTTCTGCATAGGATCTAACTGAGTCAAGATATCCTCTTGAGAGTTGATCGCATCTATCTGATAATCAGACATTTCCAAATTAAGTATCTTGTTAAGGTACTCAATCTTAGGCTCTCCGTTTAAGTTAAGCTCTTCTCTATACTGTTTGTTTGTAGTCCAATCAAACCCAAGTAAGTCTTGGAATGCTGGAGTATACATACTGTTATAAATATCTACAGCCTTCTCTTTGTCAAACACATTAGTTAACTGAAAGTAAGTAGTAGACATAACTGTCTTACCAGTAATAGGAGATTTTATAGTTGCTTTACAGGACATTATTTTATCTTAAGTTAGAATATATACAAATATAATCAAAGACCACACTGTTGTTCTTTGAATTGGAGTTTATTTAAATTAGCTTTAGTTTCTGGCTTAACATCTTCCAGATAGTCTTCAGCTTCAAAAGGAAAAGTAGATCTAGTAGGACTGTCTTTAACAATCACATCTTCATCTATTAACTCTTCGAATGGAATCTGCAACTGATCATAAGTAGGTATGATCTCATCTTCTATTTCATTTTCTTCCATAGACTTATAAAACTCTACTGTGGGAGTTACTTCATCAAAGAACTTATCATTAAAGTTCCATTCTACAAAATAGTCAGACCCTCTTTTAAGATACTCACTTCTGGAAATAGTTCTTTCTGTTTTACTGAAAGGAAGTTCTTGAGTGTTTAGATTGTAACGTTGATTAGCAGCATCTCTAATCTCTGCATTCTTTACATCAAAGAGACCTTCGTTTTTTATCTTACGAGAACCTTGTTCTAAGGCTCCCGTAGATATCATGTATTCTCTGTTTGTTGTTTTTAAGTCGCAACTTGCCATGTGTTTAACATTTAAATGGATCTGTTATAGTTTGATTAGTATCTTGAGAAGAAGGCATATTAGATAATTGAATATCAACATAACTAGCTGTACTTAGCTTACTCCATCCTTTTCTTTGATTAAAAATTTCTGTAGGATATAAAGTACCACTTCTAACTTTTCCCCGATATCCTATCTGTACACCAAAAGAATTAACATAAGAAAGTTCTACTACATTATCTCTCTGTCTAAAGGTCTTTAACTCTACTTCAAAAGAAGTATCACTCGTATTTACTTGTACCTTAGATCCCTCCTTTAAGTTAAAGTTCTGTTGGATTGCTACTTGTGTTTCAGCTACTTCTTCCTTAACACCAGTAGATGGTTGAGTAGATTTACTCCAAGTACCGATTAATTGACCATCAATTGTAATTTCAGAGTAGCTATAACCTTTAGACTCCATATTTTTATAAAGTCTTTGTTCCCCTGTATTATATTTATTGGAGTCTATATAAGATTTATTATCAGTAAGAATAGTAGCTCCAGCTTCCACAGCTTTAACAGCTTCTTTAATAGTTCTATCTTGTTGAGTTTTTTGTTGTAATTCAGTACCTCTTCTACCTGGAACAGATACAAATATAACATCATCAGCTGAGTAGTTACCTGAATTTACAATATTGTTCTCTTGAGCATCAATATTAAACTCTTTTATATAGTTATCAGTTCCTATTTTTAATCCTTTTTTACCTACAAACTGTGAAATAGAACCGTCTGTATCTACATATACTTCATATTTTTTACCTGTTTTGATGTTTTCTAAATCGACTGCAAAACCTTTATTACTTATAGACTCTTCTAGATTAATTTTTAAAGCAGTTATTTTAGCTGCTACTTCAACATCTTTATAGTCTATTTCAAATGTCATTGTAACAACATCTCCTACTTTAGGAATTTGTTTAAAAGTTTGTTGTAATACCTGTTGTCTGTATAATTCTGTCGAACTTCCCTGGATACCTTCACCAAATCCTATATATTGAGTAGCAATACTTGCTTTAATAATTGCTTTTTTATCAGCAGTTTTTATAGGAGTTACAGTAAATAAATTTTTCTTATCAAATTTATTAACGCTAGTAGACGGTTGAGTAGGTACGTTTAGTGGTTGAAAAGGAACTGCTGTAATTGCTTGACCTTTACGGTAACTATAACGTAAGTCTTGTAAAGCAGCTTGATTAACTCTGTCTTCGTATTGCCCAACAGTCTCTCCGTCTACTCTCTTGACTGTGTTATGCTTTGTTTCATGAATAAGAGCAAACGTCAAGAACTCTTCTATTGATTGAAATTCATCTAAAGCTAATGGAGTAGCAAAACTATCATCTGATTGTTTAACAGGCTCAGTCCAAGCTTTATCATTAAACTTCTGGATGAACGCTTTCTCATCAATAAGAATAGTACCCTCTCTATTTCTCATAGCTACAGGAGTAGTCTTCTTAGTAGGGATAACATCTACTAACTCTATAGGAAGACCTCTAAACTTACCTTTAGATTTAATGTTCTCAAAGTTAGTATAAGATTTACTTTTAAAGTTAGCAATATCTCTAAGCGCACTGTCTAGGGTATCAGCATCTCTTCCTACAGTAACTAAATAGTCTGCATTGTAAGCATCGTTGGCTACTTTAGAATTTAAAACCAACGTAGGAACATTCTTACTATCATTGAAGTAAGTCATTAATCCTATGTACCTAGAGATAGACTTTGAAAACTGTTCATCCTGTAATCCTTCTTTAAGTCTAGCTACTGCTTGAGTTGTGTGAGTTACATAAGTCTCATAAGGAATTATTTGAGATAGACCGTAAGAGTTTTTAGCAAATCCAAACTGAAGGAATGTTCCTAAGCCAAGATTCTGGAATACTTCACGTACGTCTGGACGTACGTCATTAAGTCCTGTAATAAATGCTTTCTCATACTCTCCAATCAAGTAACTATCTAGGTTTGCATTCCTAAGTTTGAAAATAACATTATCAGAGTTAGTCTCAGCTGTGTAAAGGTTTGCTAAAACTTGATTCTTAGATAAGTCACTATACTTCTCTTGGATGTCTGCAATACGCTTAGCTAAGTTATTAGGATTGCTCTTAGTAAGTAATCCTGCTTTAGAGAAGAACTTATCTTGTAACTTGGTTCCTGTGTTATCAACCCCAAAGAGTTGTACCATAGCAACTAAGTAATTGTCTTTAACTTTTCTAGAAGCTTTTACTAAGTCTTCTTCAACAAACAACCTAGCCCTGTTAGAATAAATTGTAATAGCATCAAGCACACTAGGATGATTAGATACATCAAATATTTGAGGCATCAAAGACTCAATACTATTAGATTGATTAAACTTAGATAAAGCAGATTTATTAATTAGTTTGTTTAAACCTTCACTATTAAAACTAGAATAAATCTTACCTAAAGTAATCTTATCCGCTTTTACTTGGTAGGAGTTCTGGAATCTTTTTGTATTGTAATCTACAAGACTAGTCAATTGCTGAATAGAACCTTGTAGTTGTTTAATCATATAAAGATCAACTAGATCTTTTACTTTATCAGCAACTTCTTTGTTCTCGATTGAGCCTACCGAAGATCTTATGTTTAAAATACTTTCCTTAATTTTAATATTATCACTATTATTATATACAATGGAACCTTGAATTATACTATAGGTTTCTTCTGAGGAATCTAATTCGTAAAAAGTATCTAGTAGAATATCATTAAAAGTTAAATCAGTACGTCTTCCTCTTCTGCCGCCTAACTGTTGAAACAAAGGACCTCTAGTAGATTCTTTAAGAACATACTTTACTACAGGTTTATTCAAGAAATCTAAGGCAGTCTTTACAGGGGTACCTGCAAGAATCATAGCATGAAATAAAGGAGTCTTAGCTTTATCTAATCCTAACAAGATAATCCAATCTTCTTTTGCAATATCTACGTGACCATTAATAGCTTCACTGATTACACGAGAAATAGAAGTTCCGTCTGTAAGAGTTTTTTCACCTAAACTAATTCCTTCGCCTACTTTATTTGCAGAAAAAGGATACATAAAAGAGAGTTCGTTTGTGTAAACAAGACCTGCAATCTGAAACTCTTTCTGCATAGTGTTAAGCTTAGCATCAATTCCTAAAGCCTTCTTAGACTCGATATTGTCTCCGTATACACGGTTAGATGTCAAAGGACTAAATAGTTCAGTAGAAGTAATAGGATTAGCATTTAGCTTATCAGAGATCTCTGTCAATACAGTGTTGGTATTAGGAAGAACTAGCTTATCGTAGTTCTCCTTCATAGAAAGAACAGAGGTAAAGATGTCAATCAACTTATTAACGTTAGCCTGTTTAAAGTTTCTTACTCCATTAACTGATTCTACGTAGTTTTTGATTTCAGACTTAAGTGCTTTAAGTACTGGAAGAGATGCAGCTAGATCACCTGATTTAGCAAGTGCTTTTGCTTCTTCTATCTTAGCTTTAATTAAGTTTTCTTTCTCGCTAGATCCCTCAGACATAAGTGCCTGAAGTTCTTCTAGGTTCATTTTTTTGTTAGAGAATTTACCAATCTCTTCTTCTGTCGAAGAGATAGACTCGGTTAACTCTTGGATTTCTTTCTCTAATTGTTTTTTGTTTACATAAACAGGAGTTACTGCTAGAACTTCTGATAAAGCTTGCTTAGCTTCAATAAGAGTCTTAAGCATCCTCATAGCCTCTTTCTGGCTAGGAAGGCTCTCTCTGTACTTTCCTAAATCAAATCCTCCATCTCCTACTATCTCTCCGTTAGCATCTAACTTAGGTTCAAACATAGTCAACTTATCTATGTCAAAGTCAGAACCCGACTTAACTACGATTTGAGAAGGAACTACAATTACAGGACCTGCACTAGTAGGTAAGAACTCTCTTACTCTAAAGTACTCCATAGAGTTTAGTCCTTGTACAGGAATACGTACACCTACTAAGCTAAGTTTTTTAGTGTGTTGGTTTACCCAATCAATAGCTTCTTGGTTATTAGATTTAAGGATCTTGTTTAGGTTATCTATAGTTCCGATCTTCTTACCTCTAAATGTAAGATTAAGTAAACCTGCATGCTTCTTAGGATTGAATGCAATTTTAACATCTGCAGGTTCTGTACCATCAGGTCCCTTACGGTAGAATCTTAATCCGTTAATACCGTACTTCTTAATTTGTTCTTCAGTAGGTTTAGTGAATCTTGTATTGCCTTGAGCTGTAGAAGCCATCTGTACATAAGACTCCCCGTGGAGTTTCTGAGAGATAACTTTATTATTAATAATAGAGAGTAAGATGTTTTCAATCTCTGCTCTGTTCTTGGTAGCATCTAGTGGATACTTGATGTTACCAGCTTCATCTAATTGAATATACCTTTTAAGAGAAGCACTTGTATCTCTCTTTTCTAACTCTCCTTTTAGGAAGTTATAGAACTTCTTGTTGTCAAAGCCTACAATGTTACCTTGAGCATCTTTGCTTATTCCTAGTTTGTTAAATAGATTAATTTCTTCTGCTCCAATAATATTTCCTAATACATTTGTATAGTCTTTGTAAAGATCAGAGATAGTTTTTGCAGTACTCGCATTTAAGTCAGTTAATTTACCTTGAGCAAAAAAATCTCCAAAGATAAGTTTGACCATCTGAGTAGCTAAAGTAGCTTCGTTCTTAAATTTAGGAGCAATATACTGTTGTTGCTTAAGGTTAGTTAAGTGAAGAGTAGTAACGTTGTTCCCTTTAATACTTGGATTTACTTTAAGAGTTCCTTGATTGTTTACGTCTGGAACATAAAAGTCTAGAGCATCTCCGTAGTTAGAAGCTTTAGAACCTGAGTTAAATGTAGCATAGTCAATTTGCTTAGCTATCATTTGTTTGTTCAATTCTTCTAACTGTGTTCCTGCAATCATAGAAGGAATCATAGGAGCTAATGAATACTTATGTAAAGCTGTAAGCTTAGGATCTTCTACAATAGGTCCATAGTGTCCCAACTTAAGTGGAGGGAAACCTACGTAGTTCATAGAAGCTTTCAACTCTTGCATCTTAGCATAGTCCTCTTCTGTCTTTTCTTTCTTGTTAAGAATCTTGAAGATTTCTATTTCGTTTAAGTAGGCATTTTCTTGCTCCTGAGACCATTGTCCTAGACCAATAAGATAGTTACGATAAAAATCTAAACTAACTAAACCTTGTGCATCTGCTTCCTTAGGAGAGTTTACATACTCTTGATACTCCATAGTATCAGGAAGTCCTAAAGCAGCTCTATACGTAGGCCAATCTTCTTTAGAAAAAGTATTAACGTCATTAAATACTACAGTTCTTACAGTCTTACCAAACTTTCTTCCACCACCTCTAAGGGCTTTGTATAGTCCGTTAGTACCACTACTGTTGTTTAAGTGAGCCATTACTACTGGATTGTCTTGGAAAACAAATCCAGGAGAAGAGGTAAGAGGAATACGCTTGAAGACCTCACGGAAGTCACCTTTAACTTGGAAGTTAGCAATGTCTCCTACAAACACTTTCATGAACTCTGCCTTATGAATAAAGTCGTTCTTTAAGTAGTTTGCAATAACGTAATCTAGATTGTTTTTATTTAATCCTACTTTACTTAAAGCAGGGTCCATAAATCCTAATGCATTAATAGAATTTACTAATTGCTCCTCTCTTTGTTCTTCTGTAATCGAAGACATAATAGCAGAAGTATCTCCAAGAACAGAATCTGATAAACGACTTTTATAAGCCTTAGTCTGTTCTGCAAAATAATTACCTAGATAAGTAGGAAGTTGATTAACGACTCTACCATAGGCTTCTTTTACTACTGCATCATCTTCACTAGTCAAAGCATCATAGTCTTCTTTTGGAAGCATGTCTTTAAATAAAAACAACTGTCTTCCATTCTTATTGTAGGTGTGTTTCTTTGTATCCTTATTGATAGCAAGAATACGATATACTTCAGAGGTAAGATAATCTTTAAACTGTGCTACAAGTGCTTGTTCCACTACAGAGGTAGGCTTTTCTGGCATACCCATGATCTCGCTATTCAAAGGAATATACATTCTCTCTTCTATCTTACCTGAAGTAACGGTAGCGTAAGAAGTTCCTTTGTCACCAAAACGAATGTTTTCTACTACTCCTCCAGCAAAGAAAGAAATAAAGTCTTGTGTAATCTTATCTTCTGCTGTAAGTTCTGTAGTAGTAACACCTTTCTTTACGTCAGCATCAATGCTTAAACCAGAATAGTTTACTATGTCGATCTTAAAGGGCTCTTTACTAAACTTAGTTTTAAGTCTAGGAAACTCTTTACCTCCGTCTAGTTCTTTCTTAAGTTGTCCAATAGTTTTACCCTTAAGACTAACACCAAACATTCTTTCCATCCATACAGAACCAAGAATATTAGGATTTAATCTAAAGTCTAAATGAGCAAACTCAGGCTTACTAATTAACTCGTTATAACTGTTTACACTATTAAGTGCGTTAGTTACTTGAGTAAGATAAAAGTATTGTACACGATTGTATTGTAGTTTATCCTCAGGGTTATAGTAAGAACCTGAAGCAAACTCTCTCTCAAACTTACCATAGTAACCTACAATCTTATTTACAATATCAAACTTAGGACCAAGTTGTTTGCCTGAACCTTGGGGTCTAGCTAAAAACTGTAGTGGTTGAGTAACTGTTTTATCATCGATACTAGCTTCTAACTTATCATATAGTTCTCTTACTTCAAACGTAGTATCAGCTAAGAAGTCATACAAAGCTTTCTTGTCTTTTTGGTAAAGAGCATTACTAGGAATTATACCTAATGCATTGTAGAACTTGTGGATGCCTTGAAGAAGCTTTCTTCCTTCTGGGGAGTCTATATTATTTTTGTCTGCGAAGAATCTACGAATATCTGTAATACCTCTGAAGTCTGCTAATAGTTTAGGAATGTTTAAAACAGTCTTTCCTTCATCGTTTAAAATACCGTAGCTAGGATTAGACTTAAAGTAGTCTTCGTCAAAGTAACGAATTAGATTGTCTACTGTTCTAGTGCCTAACTTAAATACTTTAGAGGTTAACTTAACTTCTTTACCTACATTTCTTTTTCCAATAGACAATTGATAGGCGCCTATTTCAGGTAGAGATACAGTCTGTACAAAAGAAGCTACAAAGTTTGCAGTCTTTAGGTCTGCATCCTGTATGTCTTCCTTAGGAAGCATGTTAGCTAAGTCTCTAAACTGAGGATACTCTTGAGCAACTACTTCTAACTCTTGTAAGATTTTATCATACTTAGTAATACCAGACAAACTAGAAGTAAGTACATTCCAGTTAGTAGAGAAAGTTCCGACTACGGGAAAGCCTGTTAGGTTACTGATTACTTGAAAGTCCGTAATACTCTTCTTGCCTTCTTTAACATCCTTACGATCTTGTGTAGTAAGTTTATTATACCTAGGAAGAGATTGTACTAATTTAATAACTTCAGCAGATGCTAAATCCATCTGACTGCGTTCATGTGCATTCTTATTGTATACACTTCCTCCTGTCTCTTGATCTACTTCATCTTCAAGTAACTCTAAGCCAAAGTTTGTATCTTGACTGAGATACCAAGCTTTTACTTGAGGCCAATGCTTAAGAAGGTTGACTAAGTTCTTACCGATTAAAAGTTCTTGAGGAGTAACAGTTACTTCAGGATCGCTTGCACCATTCTTAATCTTTGTTTGAATGTCTGTGACTCTTTCTTTCAATGATTCGACTACACCCTTCCAACCTTTTTTAGTAGACGCTAAGTACTCTAAACTGTCAAAGATTTCTTTTCCTTCTTCTTGAGTATATACAACATCTCCTTCAGGTGATTGAATGTAAAGAGTCTTTGTTCCAGGAATAATCTTCTCTTCTTCAACTTGAGCTTGTCTTCTAGCTGCCTTCTCTTGTTTGTCCTGTGCTTCTTGTTTAATGTAGTCTACAATAAAAGCAGGATCTTCTTCAGCATACTTTTCTTTAAAACTAGGGTAGTACATCAAAGAAGTAGTATCTAAGGCAAGATTTTCGTTACCGTCTGCAACTTCATTTAATATTCTTTTGTAGGTTTCATTAGGAACAATGTTTCCTTCAGAATCCTCCGTTACATTTAAAGGAAGATTACCGTGTTGAAGCCATACATATCTTGCTAAGGCATCACTACCTATAGCATTGCTTAAGTTTGAAAAGTCTTTATTTTCCCTGGTAGGGCAGATTATTTTTGCCATCTTTACAAATATACTTTAGTTTAGTATTTATACTACTTTTAACTCTTATTAATTAATCTTACAGCTACCTGCATCATCTATCTCTTTGCTAGTATTCTGGTCTAAAGACTCAGTAGCTCCCTCAAGTCCTTCAATAGAACTAACATCAAAAGAAAGAATAGCTAACTCATCTTTACTTAAGTTAGTAGTTACTTCTGGTTCAAATGCTGGTTGTTCTAAAGCAACTAATTGAACAGGTACTTTTATTGGCTCGAAAGAAGATTCAACAGCATCAATGTTTGGATATATGTTTGAAACATTGTTTATAGCTTGTTCCTTAAGAAGGTCTACAATGTTACTGGGTAAACTTCCATTGTCTTCTATCATAGCAAATGAGTAACCATCCCTACCTAAAGTTGTAGCGCCTACATCTTGAATTATACGTAACCCTACTAATACGTATTTTTTGCCCTTTCTTTCTATAGTAGTTGAAAATGACTTGTTTCTTTCTATTTGATTGATTACATTCTCATCACTTCGTATATCAAATGATGAGTATGACACTGCTTTAAATCCCCCCCTTAAACCACTAAGTATAACTTCTTTACTTATATCAACTGAAGGTGCTGTAGTAGCAGTAGCTTGAGTAGGTAAAGATTTTTTTAATATAGGCAAATCAATTTTAATAGTACCAGAGTTATAATAAATATTGCTTTCATTCAACCCTAGTTTTTCTAGATAAGGCAACAAAGCTTTCTTTGATATTTCAAACTCTTCTTCTGTTTTTACTTTTATATTTTCAAAATTGCCCTTGTTTACAGGTATACCTAATTCATTTTGAATAGCATCCCCATTAATGGCTACTAAGTTTGTTTTTAATTTTCCATTTTCGTCATACTGTAACTCGTAACCTCTATCAAGTTGTTGGTTCCAAACTCTTAAACCATCGGTAGAGATGCTTGTTTTTTCTGTATATTCATGATCACTTGGTAGCATTGACTGTACGCCACTGATCATTGTCTTGAAGTTTTCCTTATTCCTAGACTGGTTTTCAAACTTTGAACTCCACTTGTTTGTTGGCTTTCCGTTCTCGTAAATACGATAGAAACCAACAAAGTCATTTTCTGAAGTTCCAGTTACAATAACGTCTACAGATCCAGTTTTTGGATTTGCATACTGAACTAATTCTATACCATTGTTTTCAGAGTGTGATACTGGAACTGAATCTACTCCACTATTTCCTAGTATCCTAGAAAATTCTCCTACACCATCAAATAAGTCTCTTCTTTTTATTTTTGCTTCTGTTTCTTTAACAACCTCTTCTGAAATAGGTAGAGGTTGAGCAGGAGTTTCTATCTCAGGCTCTACTGTTTGAATACTAGTATCTATGCCTGCAACTGAAGCAGTTAAGTAAACAGAGTTCTTTCCTTTTTTATAAGCAGCACTATTGTTTATTCTAGCTCCTGTATGAATAGGAAGAGTGTGAGAGATAGGTTGACCTGAAGCAAGATTCTTTCTTACTTCTTTCATGGTATCGTTTTCTCTAGGAGCAAACACATTTAACTGAGTATCTCCTTGAGCATCTCTTTCTCCGTTAGAATTAAACTTAGCAATCTCTCCACTAGTTCTATCTACTGCTGTAATCATTACAGAGTTAATTTGGTTGAAGGTTGTTCTTACATTAATCGGCCTAAAAGCAATAGTTTGAAGGTTACTCTTTTTAATATAAACTATTTTACCATTACGAGTCTTAACTTCAATCTGATTTGATTCGTTTACTTTACCTGTTACAGTGGCATTATAAGTAAACATCTCTCCTGTTTGCTTATTTACTCCAGTAACAATTACCTCATCTCCTTGATATGCTATAGCAAACTGTCCGTTGGTAACATAAGCTAAGTCTTGAAAAGGAATAGAAGCATCAGGTTTTCCTTTTATATACTGTTCTTTCCAGATATACTCTAACTGCTCATTAGCAAATGTACTACCACTGAATACAGCTAAGTAGTCTTCTTTAAGTCTAGCAATAGCTTCTAGGTTGTTTGTTTTAAGCGCCTCTGTTACGTTATTATAGATGTTCTCTAGAGTAGATATAGATGACTCTCCTAAAGTCTCTCTAATGAAAGAAAACATATCTACCAACTTTAAGTTAAAGGACTCTACAGAATTGCTTATAGTCTTCATGATAGAACCCTGTACTGCAGAGTTACTACTTGTAGAGAAAGTAGGAGTAGTTGCTACTAAGTCAGAAGACTCTATTGTATTTACAGGAACTACCTCTAAGCCATCAAACTCATCTTCTACTACGGGTGCTTCTACTGTAACTTCTACAACTTGGTCAGCTGGATCTACTTCAGGAATCTCTAGTTTCTTTTCTCTTGCTGCATCAATCTCTTCGTTAGTTCCAAACAGTTCATCTTCTTCTAAGGTAGAAGGAGTAACTTCAACAACGGGAGTTACTTCTGTAGGAGTTGCTGCTACTTCTGTAGGAGCTTCTTCTGCTAGAATGTCTTCTTGTGGAACAACCTTATCAGGTAAACCTTTAAGTAAAGTAGGATTTAAGAATCTTAAATATGAAGTATAAATGTCACCAGGATTTGTAACCTCTTGATTATCAAACACTTGGTTAAGATCTTCTAGTGCTTTGTTAATATCCTCTGCACTATATCCCATAGCTTTAAAAATAGATTTAATTCTATTCTTAGCTTGTTCTTTAGATTTAGATCTGGGAATAGCAAAGATTGCTCTCATCTCCCTAGTCTTTCTTTCTTCGTTTCTTACTGTCTCTAAGTTACCTTGTTCGTTCTCTACTTGAACTTCTAAAGGCTGAGACTCAAAAGACTTGATTAAAGAATCAATTACAGTGTCTTTCTCTGTAGGTTGGAAGATATCTTCATCTTGAATCTTTTCTTTTTCTCTAGCAGTTATAACAGAAGCATCTCTTACTACATCTGAATGTTCTTCAGGAGTTAAATCTAACTTAAAAAGAAGCTCTAATGCGTCTGCATTAAATGCTGTTCCTGGATGAATAAGTTCTACTCGTGCAAGTTCTCTTGCTGCAATTTTCTTTTGTTCTCTTCTGGATAGATTTTGCATTCTACTTTGAGCAGTCTCTGAAGCAACTTTAATTTTATCTAAAAGTTGAGTTTGAACTTCAGACCTAATAAGATTAGAGTTTTGCATTACTAAAGCTGCAAGTCGTACTCCGTTACTAATCTGCATAGATTCTCCAGAAGATTCTATAGGGCTATTTAATAATTGATTCTCAAATACAGTATTATCATTATCTTCTACAGTCTGAAGTCTCTGTATCTGTCCTATTAAAGCTTCTCTTATTTGTTGTCTGCCTAAAAGCATTACTTGAGAGCCTTTACCAGTCTTCTCTCCTATCTGAATAGCATCATCAATAGCTTCTAAGTTTTTAGCAAGAACTGCAGGATTATTTGTGGTCTTTACACTTTCAAGATTTTTTTGAACCATCTTAGCAAGAATGCCTTCTTTTTGTTCTTTAGGCATATTTGCATACTGTCTTGCTGAATTCTCAAACTTATCTATATCTTTCTCTACACTCTCTACTTTCTTAACATACTCTTCTTTTTCTGTTTCAGATAAAGAATTATAATCTACTTTTTGTAGTAGATCATCTCTAGTAAGTAATTGAGAAAAATATTCATATTGTTTATCGTGATCTTGTAGTAGATTTTCTGAGTCTACTAAGTTCATCATAGTATTAGTTGCTTGTTCTTGTAGTTGAGCTAAGCGACCTGTTTCCAAGATTCCTTTATTGTATTGATCTTGGGTAATTTTCTTTTCTTCTAGTTGAGTCTTGAGCTCTGCTTTAAACTGCTCAGGATTATTTGCAATGTTAAATCGCATGTAGTTTCTATCCTGAGTACGAGAACTTCCTATAGCAGTACCAGACATAAGTAAGCCAGCAGCTGCAGATTCTACAAAAGTCTGAGCTATTGATTTAAAGAATCCTCCTACACTACTGTCATCTAACTCTTGAGGTCTTCCTAGTTTTCCTTCAGTATTTAGATAAGCATCATCTTGCGTTTTAATTTGTTTATCTAAAACATAGTTAGCAAACATTGAAAGTTCTTCTTCAAAACCTTCTTGTAAAGTTTGTTTACCTAAAGCTAGTCCTGCATAACCCGTTCCTAATAAAAAGTTCTTTGCTCCTTTAGAAAGTGTTGTAAACTCAGGAACTAAAGTCTGAGCTGTAAAATATTTTCTGCTAAAACCCGACAAAGCCTTTGTTCCTAATCCTTTGTTACCCATAAAGTAACTAATGTCTGGAACAATAGATTCAGTTGCTCCTTCAATAATTCCTTGAATACCACTCACTAAAGCTGCAGTTCCTTTATCTTTAAACCATTTACGATTCTCTTCATAAGAACGAATAGTAGAAGTTAAAGCAACAGGTGCAAAAGTTGCAGTCCTCATTCCTACTCCTGCTTTCATTAGTCCGTGTGTTGCTAAAAGAGTAGGTCCCATTTCTGCAAGAGTTCTTACAGAAGCTCCTAAAACAGACTGCCCAATAAAACCTATATTTCCATCTTTTTTTGTGTAGGTAACATTCTTTCCAATGTACTGATGTTGCCCGTTAATGTCTTTATCTTTTTCTGTAATTTGGCCATCTCCATCTAAGTCTGCTTGAAGCATGTCGGCTGAAAAATACTTATCCTTACTTTGTCTTGTAGCAAATGCAGCAGAGTGGTATCCTAATAAATCTTGAGAAGCACTAGTTATTGTACCTAAAGCATTATATAATCCTTCTGTAACCCCTCCTCCAACTTGGTTACCTAAATATGTTTTCCAAGGGGTTTTTTCTTTATAGTACTGTTTTGATCCTCCATAGTAATGGTCATAAGCATCCTTATTAGAACTCTCGTGTTTTTTATTATACTTGGTTAGTTGATCAAGAACTCCTACTAACTCTTCTCTCTCAGGCCCTTTTGCAGTCTTTATCTGTTCGTAAACAGAGTTTATTGCATTACCTAAACTCATTTCAGTATGTCTCCAGTCAAAGAAATCATTCTTTCCTTGAAATTCTTTTATGTAAGTATTGTATGTATTATCGTCATACAATTCATCTCCCCTAGTATAATGTCTTTGGTTTGCTGTAATCTCTTTTGATTTCTGTACTAAAGCTGCTGCATCTTGCTCTCCAAACTTTTTACCTTGTCCTTTTAACTCAGTAAGATAATCTGTAGTAACTTTTTTAATCTGTAAATCAGCTTTAAAAGAGTTGATTGCTACTTGACTTTGTTTAAGTTCAGTTAATTGAGTTTGAAGTTTTTTCTTATCTTGTAAAATCTCTTCATTTGTTTTAGTTTCTCCACTAGCAACTCTACTTCCTGCATTAAACAAATAGGCACTCAACAAAGGATCTTGTTGTCCCCCCCAAGCTGCAGCTGCAGTAGTAGATTGACTAACAGATTCTTCATCAAATACTTTTATCTTTGCTATTTGAGATTCTAGTTGTTCTATTTTTTTACTAAGATCTTCTGAAATAGGATCTTTTGCTCCGAAGCTATCCTCAATAATAGATCTAGATCTTTTAGTCTCTTGTTCTATTAGTTGATCAGGTGTAGGTTGTGCTTTTGTTTGTGTAGGTGCAGCAAGAGAAGTTGAACTTATAATTCTTCCATCAGGTAACTTAAACTTACCTCCAGCTAATACCTGAGATCCTGCAGGTGGTTTAATAGTAAAAGCAGGTAAGTCTGCACTTCCTGCTAGTTGTCCAAAAACATTAGTATTAAATGCTCCTGCGTTTTCTAAGTTAATCTTAGCTGCTGCTTCCAATGCTTCGTCAATCTTAGCATCATTTGCTGCTTTAAGTCTTTCTGCTTCTTTCTTTTGATTAATCTGAGCTACTTGTGCTTGAGTATTTCTAGCACTTATGTCTGCATAAACTAATGCATTAGATACATTAGGATCTGCTAAGTTTACTGTTCGACTAGTTAATATCCCACTTTTAGGTGATACATTATATACAGGTTCTTTAGGCATTAGCAGTCTAATTATGTTGTTGGTGAAGAAGGAGGAGTAAGAGGAACGTTGTTCATCCAATCCATGCTACCTTCGGATCTTTGAGATCTAGAGTAAATCTGTGTCTGATCAGATTGTAACAACTCCATAAAGGGAAGTTTAAAGTATTCATCAGCTGGCATTGATCCAGGACCGTAATTTACTTCAGGGAATTCACCTTTCTTAAACTTACTATCTTTAGCTGAAATTTTACTTTCATAATTATTGTATCCTGAAAGTATTGCTTGAGTCTTTCTTATCAGACCATCTAAAGCTTTGTCTTGTACATCGTGATCTGTTAAAAGAGAATTGTAAGAATTTCTTAAAGAAGTAATAGCTTTTTGAATGTCTGCTCTTCCTTGATTAGTAGAAATAGCTGCTGCTTCTAATAAAGCCTTAGCTTCTGTTATATCAGTTCCTATTTGAGGATCTACTTTAGTAGAGTTCTGTACTATATTATCCATCAACTTAATTGGATCTCTTCCTAAGTCATAGACATCTAGACCAGAGATAACTCGTGCATCAGCAGGAAGTTTAGCAGCAGCTCTATTTTCTTTTTCTTTATCTTCTTCTCTACGTAACTGACTATTAAATGCAGCTAAGTTCATTGCTTTTTTTGAATTTGCTTCAATTGTACCGTAAGGATCAGCTTCAATTTTTGCTTCTACCTGTTTGTAAACATATGCATTAGACTGATTAGAGATAAACTTATCTGTAAACAAATTAACGTATTGATTAGGATTGAAATTGTTTATATCAGATACTTGAGTTAAGTTTTTATTAGCAACTTCTACTTGAGTTCTCGCTTCTTCTAAAGGACCTCTAACAGCCTCAAGATCTAGTCTTGCACTTTCTGTAGGAGCTTTAGCGTAAGCATCTTGTGCTGCTTTAAGATTGTTTTGGCTTTGTAATAGAATGGCTTCGCTTGTTTGTTTAAGATTACTATAGTAGTTAACAACCTCAGCATGTCCCTGTTCTACTCCTCTTTGCTTAAGGTCATACATTGCATCTATACGAAGTTGATTATATTCTTTACCTCCTAGTCCTGCTCTAATTTTTGCAGCAACTTGATCATTAGTTAAACCTTTTGTAGATTCAGTACGAATGTATTTACCATCCATCATAATATCTACAGTACCGTTTTCTTTAGCTCCCTTCATACGTTCATTGATCTCCTTAGAGATGTCAATGTATGGAGTGTATTCTTTAGTGCCTAACTTGTAACCTAGTTTACCACTCTTCATGTAGTCTTGAACATCTTCAAAGTAATCTGCATCATTAGCAGCACTTCTTTCATTAGACTTAAGTTTAGATAAAGTTTCTTGTCTACGAGTAATCTCTTTACCGTTAGAAATAGCAGTAGTAATGTATTCGTCTCTTTCTAAGGGTTTTCCAATGTTTAAAACAGCTTGTACGTTACCTTTCATAGAAAAGTCTAAGCCTGCACTTTGGTTAATGGTGTTAACTAGGTTATCCATTGTTTTATCAAAGTACTCACGCTCTACGTCTGTTTTAATGTTGTTTCTTAACTGGCCATAAGCATCTACGTTCTGTTGTACTTTAGCTAGTCCCTCAGTGTACATCTCTTGCTTCTTAACAGCAAGATTGATTAAGTCGTCTGCTGGTAAAGCAGATACATAATCAGGATAGACAAATTTGGTATGTTGTGCTGAAATTGGCATAGGTTTAAATTTTATTTTTTATACATGCCTTTCTTGGCAGTTTTTGCTGGATTAGAATTTATAACAGGATTCTTACCTGGCTTTAAAGTAAAGTTACCTTTAGAGTCTACATCGTAGTTTTCCATTAAAGCATTAATGTAAGCAGACTTCTTAGTTTCGTCCTGTGTAAATTTAGCCTTTTTATTTGTAACGCTTGCAATAGCTGCTTGTTTTTCTGCAGACTGTGCATCTCTTGCTTGACCTACTAAATTATTATATACACGATCAAAGTACTGAGCGTTGATTTGATCAGCTTGCATTCTAGTTTGAGCATTAGCCATGTCAGCTTGAGAGCGTCCCTGAGCATCAAAGTTTTGCTTAGCTTGGAAAGCTTTCTGTTTAGCGTCTAATCCTGCAATGTAAGTAGTCAAAGGATCTCCTCCTGCTCTTTGAGTTGCAGTAGCCATGCTATCAATATCTTGTAATTGACTTTGAATGTTTAATGTTTGAGGACGTACGTAAGGAGAGTCAATCTCAGGAATAGCATAAGGATAAATCTGTTGTGCTTGAGCTAATCCCATAGCCTCAGGAATAGCCTGATACAAAGGAAACTGTCCTGGAATGTACTTACCTTTAGCAGGAGATCCCGCAGGAGTAAAGGTTCTTCCTGGAGTTCCTTTTGGAGTTTCTCCTGTTCTAGGAATATTAGACTTACCTTTTTCTGGCTGAGGAGTCTCTCCATCAATTAAATCCATAAAAGGTTTATCTCCAGGAGTAACAGGAGTAGGAGTCTTTTTGCTTTCAGGAAGTACACGTGTTGCTGTGTACAATCCTAACATGTCATCTACAGAATTCTGTAAACCTTTTACTGCAGTAAATCCTACTTCGTCTGCTTTAGTTCTTGCTTCTTGTTCTGAAAGTCCTTCTCTTCTAAATCTGTTATAAGCTTCTTCTGTAAAAGCAACTTGTGCTCTACGAACACTACCCTCATTTTTAGGATCAAATGTCTCTCCACTTGCTTTCAAGTCATCCAAGTACCAACCATAATTCTTAGTAAAGGTCTCAATGTTAGAAGCCTCTCCGTATACACCTGTACCTAAGCTAGGTTGAACTCCTGGAACCATCTGTAAACTTGGATCTATACTAGGATCTATACCTGTTAAGAATTGTTTTTCAGGACCAGTGTGTGCAGGCATTGCAGGTTTGGTAGGATCAAACATTGCATTCTTACTACGAGCTGCAATATTAGAAGTATTAGCTGCTGCAGTCATTGCAGGAGAAGCACTAGAAGTAGGGTTTTCTTGTGCATCTACGTTAGACTGAGACTCTAATTGAGCAAGAGTTTTCATTGCTTCTACGTTAGTAGGATCAATAGCTTTAACAGAAGGAAGATCACCACTAGGATCAATCATAGTTGCTCTAGGCTTTAACTTCTGAGAAAGGATATCAGAGTATGCTCTCTCAAAGTATTCCATTTTATTAGCAGGAGGTACTTGACCCCCAGGCATAGCAAAAGGCCTAAATGACTCTTGTATAGGATCAATTGCATTAAGAGTACTCATAGCTGCTAAGTTTAATGGATCAATAGCTTTTACTCTAGGTAACTCGTTTAGTGGATCATCCACTCCTCCATCAGCCATATTAGACATAATCTTAGCTTGTACATAACCAGGTAATGATTTAAATCCTGGGTTATTAATACCTGCTCCATTCTTAGCTTCTAACTCTCCGTTAGAGTTGCCATTCATTGCTTGTTGATCTGAAAACAATTGATCTAGGATCTTTTGGTTTCTCTGCATCATTATCTGTGCAGTATCTTTATCTACTTGCTTAGCAAAGTTATTGTCTAAGATCTTCTTATATGAAGTAGTATCGTAGTTCTTAGCAAGCTGAGCAAAAGTTTTCTTAGAACCTTCTGGCTTTAAGTTGTTAGAGTAGACACGAGTCTGATTAGGTAGATTAGTAGGAATACCTCCATTCTCGTGAGAAAGCCCTTCAGCCATTTCTGTCTCTAAGTTTGGAAGTTGGATAAACTCTCCTCCTTCAATCTCTACATCGTTCATGCCTTCACTAGCATAACGTTTGTTTATTTTTGCACCCATTTCGGCTTTGATTGTAGGTTGAAACTCTGTACCTCCACTGCTATTAGGACCGTACTTAAAGTTATAGTCATTAATAGGTTTAGAGTTTCTTTGTTGAATTGATTCGTTAAAACTTTGTTGATTCTGTAAATCTTCGTTCTTACCAAGTAAAGCATTAAATCCTAGTAAGCCTAAAGAGACCATAGCAGGTCTGTTATCTTCTTTGGTTTCAGGAGTTTTAGTTTCTGGCATACTTTGATCTAGAACAAAGTAATCACTCTGTTCCTTAGTCATTGGACCTTGCTCTGGTTCTGGAGTCTTAGGATTGATATCGTAAGGATTCAAAGGAGAAAATCCTGTAGTAAACATAGGACTCTTAACTAGGTCGCTAAATGTACCTGGGGCAAAAGAACTTTCAGTAGTACTAACAGTACCTTTAGGTTGTTCGGGAGTAGTATAACCATCTAGAACAAAGGGATTATTAATACCAAAGTTCTTTTTAATATCTTCTACGGTAGGTATAGACAAACCTGTTTCTTCAGGTTTTGTTACAGTACCTGCATCTTCGAATTTCTTCTTACTGAATCTCTTAAAAAGATTGCTTCTTAACATGTTTTAATGTTTAATGTTATTAACTTAAGATGTTAATAAGTGCTTGGAAATAAGCTAGTTATACAAATATACAAGATTAATAAAAAAAAGCAAGGGGTAATTGCTTACCCCTGACCTCTTGATTTCTTTAAGTAGTTCTTACTAGACTTTAACTTTGAAGCTTTAGTTTTTGCTACTACTCCTTTTCTGCGGATCTTTGGTTTAACTTTAAACTTGGAAGCAGTAGAAGTTGATTTTGATTTAGATGCTTTAGCGGCCATATATTTAGTTTTAGTTTATTTAGTTTATTTAGTTCTTAGCACTTCCAGCGTCTACGTGCTTGACGTATTCTGCTATTAGGATCATTCTGTGTAGACTGTTTAGATCTACGTAGCTGACCTAATGATCTAGCACAATAAGACTTTCTACGATTGGCTGCTTTGCTACCAGCCTTTACATTACCTGTAACAGCAGTGCTTAGTTTAGATCCAGGGTTTGCTCTACGATAAGCCATTACACCTTTCTGAGTCATACCTGCTCCTGATTTAGTAGGACGATAGTTTGCTCCTGGACCTTTAGTAGTCTTAGCAATGTTTCCACCTTTAGCCATGTATGCCTTCTTTAAGCGACTTTCTTTTTTAATCTTAGTCTCTTGCTTAAGCATTTCTTTTGTAGGCTTTTTACCAGATCCTTTGTTAGCACGGATGTTATCCCACAAACCTCTTTGTGAGTAAGATCCATCCTTACGTTTTATCATTTGTTTCATTTTTTTACTTTGGATTTAGCTAGGAATTGTGGTAAATTATAGTTTACCTTTTCTCTGTTAAACTGTTTAGCCATCTTGTTAGCTAACTGTAATCTGTTCTCTTTACTCTTTACGTCTCTAAGGATACTTGCTACTCCATCTACCATTTGTTTATCGTCATCATCTTCTACTTCTCCTCCGTTTTTATAAGTACTAAAAGGTAGGTATTTACTAATTAGAGAACTATTTTTTTGTCCTTTTGACTGATTACTTATATAGTCAATAGCTTGCTTTTGATCTGGAAACAAGTTAGTTTTTCCCCGACCTAAAAAAGTATTTTCACCCTTACGTAGTTGATTCATTCTGTTTGCATCAAGTATACCCTCTGCTGTATTGTACATAAAAGGAGCAGTAGACATACTGTTGTAATCCATTTCTGTTAGAATACCCTTCCGTATTCTATCAGCAGCACCGTCACCTAAAACACTAGCAAGTTCTTTATCAGTCAACTTACCTCTACCCATACTCATAATTCGTGCTTCCTCTGGCATACCTTCCGCAAATTGTTGTTTCATTTTATACTCAGGAAGTCTATCCCTCATTATTCTTACAGGCTCTACTTCTCCTTTAAAATAATTACTTGTAGTATAAGAATCTCCTCTAGGAGTTTTTAAGTTTCCCACATAAAACTCTACGTCTTTAGGATTATCTAGTGCCCACCTACCCGTAAAATCGTCAGGTTTTGCCATAGTATTAAAGTTTGCATGCTCTCCTCTATACACATTTTTGTAAGTAGGCAGTGCAGGTTTACCTGCAATCTTAGAAGTTTGTACTACATCATCTGCGTACTTTAGAAAAGGTTGTGCAACTTTTTTAATCGCAGGTTTTGCTATTTTTCCTAAACCTAAACCTCTAGTTAAGGGCACAACATCAAGTGCATTCAATCCTGCGCCTAGTAAATCAACTCCTGCTTCAGCAAAATTTCCTTGAGAAGCATTAACAACCGCAGATCCTGTATTACCGACTAAATCAATAGCATTAGTAACATAATTGACAGGATTAACAGCATCTAATACATAGTCTATTGGATCAGCAGAACCTTTACGTTGTTGCGCTTGTGCTACTAATGAGCTGGCTTCTTTTGCTTTCTCATAGTTAGATTTAACTTTACCCTGACTAACACTACCTACACGTTTAGCATACTCTGCAGCTTCTGCTGCTTTTCTATTAGCTGCAGTAACGTTTGTATTTTGAGTAATTACTTTAGTATTGTCAGAGTAACCTGCATTACCTGCAGGACTAGTTCTTAAGTAAGGCTTTCCTGTATTAGGAGTCCAGTTAGCCCATCCCCCATTATCCATTCTACGCTTCTTAGAATTCTTGTATGCACCCTTAAGCCTAGAGCCAGAAGACACACTAGGAATTACAGAACCATTTACTCCTGGGACAAACATTATTTCTTACGATAAGAAGCGTTACGTACACCGTACTTATCCTTAGATGTTACGGTACTCATTTTTGGCATTTCCTTAGTTTGACCTTTAGTAGTTTTTATAGGTATACTTTTTACAGTCTTAACACCAGACGTATTCAACATTCCATCTTCTCCTTTACGCATCTTAGAAAGAGTCTTAGCCAAGTTAGCTCTTTTTACAGTTGTACTTGAGAACTTTTCTTTATTAGCTAACACTTTATCACGGAATGCAGGTACAGACATACCAGCTTTTTTAGCTTGTGCAGTAAAAGATCCTGGCTTTTTAATAGCACTCTTAATCCAGTTACCGCCAGATTTCATCTTCTTACCTCCACACATCATGCAGGAAGAATAAGCTTTCTTTAAACGATTCATATAGTTATTTAGTTTAGTGTCAATTGATACAAAGTAGAAGTAATCAAAGCAATGATCTCGTCTACAATGTTTTGTAAGTGTGTGTTTTCGTTTCCGAATACATTACGATGCTTCATTACATAATCTTTCATGTAAGTAAGATGAGCTTTAGCATTCATATACTCTGAGCCAGGAATCTTAAAGTTTAAGCGTTTTCCAATAGTTCCGAAGTATGCTTCTACTAAATCATCTAATAGACCGATTACTTCTGAGTAGTAACCGTCTAAAGCTTTGTGCTCACTAAACGAAGTTGTCTGTAAGTGAGCTAAGTGAATGATGTCCCTAGACTGGAATAACTGTCCCAGTACTATTTCGGGTTTAACTGTTGTGAAGAGTTCTTTTTCTTTCATGATATTATGGGTTGGTTTGGGTTATTTGAATGGTGTTAATAAACTTAAATCTAGAGTATTGATCTTGAATCAGTCTGACTTTAGCAAAGTCAGACTTAATCTTAGACTTCTGATAAGACACAGATACAGGTCTTACACTCTTAGTATTAGGCACTTTGTCTATAGGGTACTGAGTAACTAAGTCACTCCACTGAGTTGACCATAGAGGTTGACCATTTCCTTGAGCTGCAACGTTCCAAAATCCATTAAAGGTATACAAGTGTTCTCTACGAGAGATAAGAGCTTCTATGCCTGTTGCTGTCATTCTAGGATAGGTAATCTTCTGTCTTGTGTTACCAAACTCTTCAGGTATCAACTTAATGATACCAGAAGACTGTTCTTTGTTATAGATGATAGCCTTAGTAAAGTTTGCTAAGTTCTTTTTGTTAGCAGTAGACAAAGAATAGTACTCGTAATCAGAATAGTATTCTTGTATGTCCTGCATCAAAGTAATAGAGTTGATTGTAGATACTTGTGGGAAAGAGTTTACATTATACTCGATTATATAAGGATAGAGTATATTGTAATAAGTCTGATAACTATAAAGCGACAAGTTATGATTCCAAGTAGACGCTCCTGTAGAAGTATTGATTATGGTTTGGAAGTGACCTAGTTGGGGAACAAAGAAGTTAGGAAGGAAAGAGTAGAAAGAAATAAAGTTCTTCAACTTAGGTGAGTAAGCTACTGTCCAAGATTTATTCTCGAAGAATGCTGGATCACCAAAAGTAATCTCTACCTCAATACTTCCACTATCTAATACATACTTACGATAGTTGCTATCTGAAGTGTCTGTAATATACTTAACTACTGAAGGACTTCCAGGTCTATACTCAGGCTTAACTCTGTAGTCTAGTTTAGTAATAAATACTCTCTCGTATCTTTCATCCCATCCCATAACAATACCTAATCCAATAGGAGGATTGTCGATGTCTGCATTAGGAATGTCTTTAAGAATCTGGAAGGGTAGGTTTTGTTTAAACCAGTTAAAGTTGTTGTCAGTTTTAATTTCGTTAAAACCCTCACCTGTCAACTGATAGATATGCCCACGTTTAGCATCTACCCAGAATGTTCCATACTCACACTTAACGTAAGCTTTGTGTTGAGTTCCTATGTAACCTAAATCAGTCTTAGCTAAATCAACAGGTTTTTGTTTGAACATTTCTGCACTTCCAATCTCTAACTGATAAGGAGAAGTAGTAGTTAAAGTAATACGAGAGTTATAAACCTTAGTAGTGTTTTCAAATCTAGCATGTACTCTTTCGTTCTCTCCTGCATTTAGATCTATTAAGCGTCCTCCTTGCTTAGGGAAGTCATAGAAATTACCTGGACGGAATACTCTCCAAGCATCTGAAAGATAGTTAGAAGAGTTTGCAGGATCAGAATAGATCACACGGTTATGGTGAATAGACAAGCATTCTAACTTAGGATACTTTAATCTATATGGGAAGTTAGGACTTAAGTTCTGTGCAGAATAAGTTGCATTGTAACTATAAAAGTTGTCAAACTTGATAGGTACGTTTACTTCATGCAACCAGTCATCAGGAATACCATCTCCTACGTTAGGATAAAAGTTTTCTTCTAATTCATTTCTTCCATGACGTAAGTCTACGTTAATGTCAGACTCTACATAGAATACTGGAATACCATAAGAAGCTGTGTAGAAGAATCCTTTCTGATAGAAGAAAGGTTGAGGATCTGCATCTAAGTTATTCTTCTTTACAAACAAACTGTAGATTGAAGCCAATACTCCTGTAAGAGCAGCATTTAAAACACTGCCTGCTACTAAAGCTCCTGTAACAACTCCTGCAGCTAATGCCGCAGCCGCAGCTGCTGCAACTCCAGCTATTAAAGCTTCGGTTGCTGCTGAACTTAAATCTTCAGGAGATTCTCCGATATAGTAAGTAGGGTAGCCTAAGTTAGGATACAACCAGTAATCAAAAGGAACATTATCTACTTTAGCTGGTAAGTTAGCTAAGTTACGAGTAAAGAAAGAGTGCTTACGCTTAAGTGCAAACTTATTAATGTAAGTGTCTCCACCAAATGCAGGATAGTACTTAGTTTTAATTTTAAGTGTTCCTGAAATATCTGTGTATACAGAACAAGAGTACCCAGTAGAAACATATTTAATATTTTCTATCTGTCCATATTGATTTGGAAATTCTCTTTTGATAGAAGCATAGTAGGCTCTAGTATCAGATTCTACTATCTGCTCTGGATCCTTTGCTAAGTTTTTTTGTCCAATAGTATAGCGACTGTTGTCTATGATACTTGAATATTCTGTAGAGAAAGATCCGTTTGTCTTAAGATAAACAGAAGTCTCTCTTAATCTGTTATGAATAGGTTTGTCATCATTCAGTTCTACGATCTTATCATTAGCGTAAAGTCCAATGTCTAAGAATCTTCTTCTGTTTCCTATTGTAGTAATTGGTAAGAATCTTTTGTATTCTCCAATAGAGTTAAACTGATAAGCAAAGTTTGCTAAAGGAATTAACTTTTCTATTAAGTCTATAAACGCTTGGTTGTTGGTTATAATAGAAAGTGCATCTGTTTTAGATTTATTACTAATAGTTGTACTTACTCCAGGAGGAGGTGGAACAGTAGTATTTACGGCTGTATCACTTTCAAACGCTAAAGCTAATGCATTAGCAAGTGTTGCAGCTGTAGCATAATCAGCTAAGGTTAAAAACTTATGTTTAGGGTGATCTAATACAGGAACAAAGTGTCCTTGTACTTTACCGTACTCTACAGTTTCTAGTTTAAGTTCTGTACCGATCTTAGGATACTGAAAGTGTGTATCAGGTGAATGGAATGTATAGCGAGATCCAATTGTGTTGAATCCTTCATGTAACCTCATTCCATCTTGATCCTTATCAATGCCTCTATCTGCCTGATTATACCAATCAGGAGTAGATTTAATGTATGGATCATCTTGTAAAGAGTTATAGGGATAGTTAGGATAGTAGTAAGACTTCCCAGTCTTAGCATTTATAAAAGTTCCTACGTCATAGATAAGTCCCTTAGCAACAACTGATTTGTTATTTACACGATTACCTCTTACTAATTCGTAACCACAGATAAGTTCCTTAACAGGAATCTGGTGATTACCGTAAGTGTTTAAGGGATCGTATACAGTTTCTTGGTCTAATATGCCTTCAAATAAAGACTCATTCCAAATACGTACTCCAATAGGATAAATAAAGTCATCTCCATCTGCATGGATGTGAGACTTAGCATTCTCAGGAAACTTGTGGTGACGTATAGCTTTACCTGCTAAGGTTCCCCAAACATCCTCATAACAAGGGTAAGTTTCAGTAGACTCCCAGTAAGCAAACTCTCCAGATGTTTCAACAGTAATTTTACAAGAGTATTGAACTTCCTGCAAAGAAGGAGTATTGTTTGGAGGAGTAAGTCCTGTAGTAGCTGTGTTGTAAACTTTCCATCTAGGTTGTGCTGTAGTTACAATGCAATCATTAGATGTACCAAAAGCATCAGGATTACTAGAAGAGTAAAGTAATTCTTCTTCGTTAGAGTTTACAAATACTTCTCTACCAGGAATGTGGAATACATCTGTATACTTTCCGTTCTTTAGTTTAAACTTAATACCAAATGGATAAACTTCATCTCTTTGATAAGTGCGGAAGAAATAAGCAATTTCTGGATTAGAAAAGTCAAACTTATTATCCACAGGCATCTTAACTGTTTCCCAACGAAGTTTAATCTGGTTTGCTAATAGTTGAAAGTTGTACTTAGGAGTCTCTACTAAGTCAGCTAACATTAGAATGTCATTCTGCTTTTCAATAATCTCAGCAGTCTCATAATGAGGACTACGAATCAAAGGAACAATAGAAGAGAAAGTAGAAGAGTAATCTCCTGTATAAACCAAAGAATCTCTGTAGGTTGATTGGTTAACTCTATAAGTACCTACCAACTGGTATGTAGTTACTTCATTAATGTTCTCAGCTACGACTAAGTTAAAGTAATCAAAGATTGCTGTACTGTGATCTATAGAAACTCTAATAGATTTAGAGGTTTCGTATTCAGTCTGCTCAGTGATAGCTCTCTCAAAGATTGGAATCGGATTAGAGAAATCTACGTAGTCTGTAAGTTCTTTACCATTCTCATCTGCGTAAGCAAGAGAGAAAGAATATACTCCACCTTTTAAAGTTCCTCCTGAGTCTACCGCAGTAGGATAGATATCAGGTTGGCAGAAGTCTGGAAATAGTTTTAAGCGTTCACAAGAGTCTGTAATACAGTCAATGGCATCTCCACATTGATCTCTGCCATAAGGCTCTTCTAATGAGAAATAACGAGGTTGTATATTACGAGCAATAAAGTAAACCTTAGTCTCACAGTTATCTATTCTGTATTCTGAGTAGACAGGAAAGTCTGGAGACAAACCCAAACAACAAGGAGCACTCTTAGGAATACATGTTCCTTGAGAGTCTAAAACTGAATATAGAATCTCTACATTAACAGGTAAAATAAACCTATTTCGTTTTGCTTTAAAAGTTCCTATTCCTGAAGGAAACGTCTCACTTGTCTCTACTCCGTTACAGTCTACAAATACAACCGTAAAAGGTTGGTTGTCTGTAGCCTGTACATCATATCTATAGCAGTCTGTACAGTCACAACAGTTGTCGACTACTAAAGGAGTAAACAAACAACAAGAACTATCTTCTGTAACTACGTTTGTAACAACAGTTCCAGAAATACATCCACAATCTTTTTCTGTTTCTATAAGACTAGTACAATCTTTACTTAAGTTAGTTATCTCACCTATTAAGGAACGTCCATCAGGATGAGCTAGGAATACAATTAACTTAGATTGTTCTGTGATACTAAGTGTGCCTACTATTTTATAGCCAGGATAACTAGTTGTAAAATTATAACAGATTTGGTTAGAAGGTTCATTAGTGTATGTGGTAGAGTTACCATCATGAGACTGAATGTTTGCGTTTAGAGCAAACGTAATCATGTTCTCCTTGATCTGGTAATTAACCGAATCAAGGTTTAAACCTGCTACATTCTGATTGATCTTGTTATCCATTAAACTTAAGAGATATGGAACTTAGTAAAGCGATTTTTAGTACGGGCTACGTTATCAGCCATCTGCTGTTTGGTGTAGGTTAACAAGTAACCATTAGCAGCCTGTAACTTATTTAATTGATCTTGTCTGTAGTACTGAAACTTAGAATCTACTTGACGTTGACTTTCGTCTACTACTGAATGCCAAAGCTGCTCAAAAAATTTAAACTTAAGATAAGACTTGACATACTCTTCAACCTCAAGAATTTCTGGCACCATAGGTATGTTATCATCGTCCATTGGACGTGAGTAATATCTAAGGAAAACACAACCTGTTTCAAACGTTGCACTAACTGTTTTATTCGGATAAATTTGTAATACATCAGCTGACGACACATTGAGGTTTTCACAACCCTCAATACACATAGTCTTAGAACCATGATACACTCTAAGCATCTTAGGGTGTTGCATAGTAATCTTAAAACCAGGTGTAGGTACACTGATAGTCTCGTAATAGTTTTCTTGCTTGACACAGTCTCCTGCATCACAACCTCCAGTACATTCTAGATTCTGCCACCAGTATCCCTGCATAGAATTAACACCTGAAGTCCATTGTACATCTGCTTCGTAAATCAAAGCATAGTCTAACAAAGAAAAGTCACAGGGTAATTCAGATTTATAATTAGAGAAAGTAAGTACAGCTTCTTCAGGCTTCAATACCATTACACGAAGTTTGCGTAAAGCCTGGTCAATGAAAGTAGGAATAAGAACCTCACTGATAGCACCAGCTTCAAAGTACGACTTGAGCTCTTGCTTTACTTCAGCAACTAAAGGCTCAGAGGAAATAAAGTTAGTGTTATCGTATTTCATTTTATTTTAGTTTACCTTATATTTAGTTTGTTGTCTTTGATTGCTTGAGCTAAGGCTGTCTTATGTCTGTTAGACATTCTTAGATCGTAGAAACCAAACTCAACTATTCGTTTAGAATATGGATACAAATGAAATTTATAGACTGCACCATCGGTATGTGAATTTCTATAAGGCACTTTGATGCCAGTTTCATTGTAGAGCTTCCAGTTAATAATTGTATGTTTACCTTCTTTAATTGCATTTTCAGTCTTTACAATTTTAATTGATCCGAAGTTTGGAAACCGTAATGAGTATCTTCCACGTAGTAACCTCTCTATAAGTTTAATGTGAATCTTTTTAGGAATGCCACAAAACTGCTTATAGGTAATGTCTTTGCGTTTAGTTTCTTTTAAGAACAGATGATAGGCTCTAAGGGAAAGATAGTTCGTATCCGAAGTTGTATCTTTCTCTTTTTTCCTAACTTGTTTTCTTGGGTTTGGTTTTATAAAGTCTTTCGACATAATTAGTTGGGTTCATCCCTGTTGTTGTCCTCAGTCTCGTAAGGCAACTTATGATAGTTGACTAAAGACTGATTACACATTTCAATTAAAGTATCTAGCAAGTAGCCAGGAAACTTAAATTGTTTATCATACATACTCATACACTGTGAGCCATCAAGATCTTCGATAGACTCAGTAAAGTAAGCGTACATATTCACACACTCTACATCTGGATCTAAAACGTAAAGATATCCATTGCGGATAGTATAGTACTTTTTAGGGGTCTTAAAACGTAAAGAAGTATGATTAATAAAATCTCTAATAGTAGTAGGAAAAAGTTCCTGCGAGTTAGAAGTGTTGAACACCCCCTGAATAAAGTACGAATACAACCCCTCATCTATCTTTGGTAGTTTGTTTTTGCTTCTACGTATAGGACAGTTAAGATCACATTCAGAACCAGGAGCCTCAATTAAATGTAAACACTCATATGCTTGATACACATTATCTGAAGTAAGAAGTCTTCGTAAGTTGATTTCTCTACGTAATAGTGTAGAAGCTTTAGTTTTTAATAAGCCGTAAATATAGCGGTCACTAATCATATCATCATCACTGATGAACTTGTTAGCGCTTCTTACCCTAGCGATTAAGTCTGAGTTAGTATACATTAGTATATAGTTTGGGTTAATTTAAGGCTTATTACAAATATAAATTAATTTTAAAGTTAAGTCAAGTGTTTATTTAAGAACTAGAAGAGCCCACTTTCGCAGGCTCCTACTAGCAAGATGACAGGAAAACCAACCAAAAAAACCCTGCCAAGATTTTTATTATACTGCGTATGAATTACCTCCTACAAAAATCTCTAAAGACTCTGTACCAGATAAAGTCACTGAAGCTGCGGGATTGTTTAACTCTACTACTAAGTCTGTACCGTTCATGTAGCATGCACCTTGATAAACTGCGGTTGAAGGAGTACCAGAAGTTGTTGCATACTTAAGAATAAGAACACTAAAGACTTGAGTATAAAGAGGAGCATATCCTGCAGGAATGTTTGCGATTGTTAAAGATTGACCGTGAGTCCAAGTAAATGAACCTGTAGCATTTACAGCTAAGCTTCCAATAACTGTAACTACGTTACCATACTTTTGGAGTTTAGGCAAACTACCAATAGGGAATCTAGCAGAAGAAACTACAACTGCATTAGTTAAAGTTCCTGCTGTTAAGTTTACAAAACTTGGAGTAGTTGATCCACCACTGCTAACTAAAGATATATTCAAACCATCTGAATCACTAGTAGCAGTAAAGTGTGCTGGATTTAACTTAAGTTTTAATCTACCTAAAGTATCTACTATTCTATTTAATTGAGTTTGTAAAGTAGTAGAAGTGTTGGTGTAGTTAAAAGTATAACCGTAGTATGCAGTAGAACCAAAGTTGGTAGCCCAAGTCAAAGCATAGTTTGTAGCTGGGATAGAAGCTAAAGCAGTATTAATTGCACAAATCTGACTTGTAAACAAGATAGCAGCAGCAGATAAAGTGCTTGTTGTTGACCCACCTGAGATACAAGAAGTATTAATAGATGTCGGAATAGAGCCGCCACCAGCTACGTAAAACTTAAGATCATTAGCTGTAGTAGTTACAGTACCAATGTAAGTGTTTTGCGAAACATAGATACCACACATATTAGTAGTAATCCAGTTAATGTAATCTGAAACTACAGTAGTAGAAGGTTTAGTTGTAAATGAATAGGTGATACAAGGGTTACCTACAACTCCTGACATATCAATGCTTGTAGTGGTACTACAAAGTTTAGTTCCATATGCAGTTAATACTTGACCCAAAGTAGAACTACCAGAAGTAATTCCTGTAACACATCCAGGTACTGTAAAGGTAGGAGTCTCTACGGCAACTACTCTGTTGTCTACAGAGCAAAGTGCTGTAGCAACTGATTCTACAAATCCTTGAGCACTGGTAATAGCAGTTCCAATACTATCTAAGTTACCGCCTAAACGTAAGCAACCATAGCTATATGCTGAGTAATCTAAGCCAGAAGCTGTTAAGTTACAGATACGTTGGTGAAGATTAGATACAACTACATCCAAGTTAGTTCCTGTTGCAATGATAGCTGCAAGAGTAGTTACTTGCAAAGTCAAATCATTTGCAGGAGTAGCTCCACCTAATGAAGTTCCTAACACAGTTAAGAAGTTTCCTACTGTGTATCCAGACCCACCGTTGAGTAAAGTAACTGTATAAACATTAGAACCTGGAGTACGAGTAACCTTAACAGATGCACCCGAACCTGATCCTCCTGTAGGAGATACAGTGTATTCGGTAATAACTGTAGGACTTAAAGCTAAACCTGCTTTACTTACAGTTAAAATAGCTCCTGTGCCGCAAGCTAAAGGCAACCCAGAATAGGTAATACATTTAGCATAGTTAGTTGACAAACATCCTACAGAAGTGCAAGGTGTAGTTGATATATGTGTTCCGAAACAATCAAGACAAGTAGACATAGTTATGGGCAGCAAGTACAAAGTTTATTAATGATAGCTCTAAGAACTCCTCCAAGGGTAGTAGGTACTCCAGTACCACAAGGATCATCTCCTAAGCATTTAGTTCTTATATAAGCAAGAAAATCAGGACTTAATGGAAGATCTTCCCAATGTAAGTTTCCGTTATTAGTATTGATGTTTTCTGCAGACAAATAGTTTAAACGAGAACGCAACTCACAAATAACTCCTACAAGTTTAAGTACTACCTCAGCAGAATAATATTTATCATCTGTTACTGTAAGGCCTACTGTCGAAATTACTGAAGTAGTTCCACATGCAGTGTTAGCTGCATCAAATGCAGTTTTATTTAATCCTACACGAGTATCTATATTAACTACTTTATCATCTAATAACTTAAGTAAGTCATTTAAATAAGGATGGTCACAAGAAGAAAAAGAATCAATCAGACCTCCTGGAGTAGGAGTACCTGTATACTTTACGCACCCAGAAGGAACGATTTCTACGCAGTTGTTATTAGGGCAGCAGTTAGTCATTGTTTTAAAGTTTAATTTTCAGAGTTGCTTTTGTATCGCAGTCTATGCATTCAGCATACTTCAAGAAGCGTGCTAGTGCTTTAGACTTTTTATAATAGGGTTTTGTTAAGTACTTGATATGCTGTAACTCTTTGTAAGCAGCATGAGCAAGTTTCTTCTTAACAGTCAGACTCAAGTCTTCTGAGTAAGTCATCGGCTTTTCTATATAATTCAGTAGCTTTTGCAGGGTTGCATAAATCAGCATGTGCTTCAGCACCCTTAAGCAAAAACTCAATTTTGTCCAAGTAAATAAGAGTCTTCTCGTCATCACAGCAGTCTACATACTTAGCCCACTGTACTCCAAGACGACAATCAATCTTACAAGTCCTCAAGTGATAGCGAGTGTTGATACCAGTATCAGGACAAGTGGTAATAGTTAAAGTATAAACGCCATCAGGTAAAGCAGTAAAGCCACTGGTAGAAGAAGTAGTGAATCCAAAGTTATAAGAGTTGAATATGTTTACTTCGCCAATAGTGTAATTGAAAGTAAAAGGATTATCATAGCCAGGTACTGAGATAGAAATCTCTGCAGTATCAGGAGCTAATGGATATACTGATGTATCAAGGATAGACAAGTAAGAGCAATCCTTTGCTTTAAGTGCTTCTAAGTTAAGTTGTACGTTCATAGTTTTTTAAAAAAGGGGGAGTGTTATCTCCCCCATTTATTTAGAGATTAGTGGAGAGCTACCCAAGCAGATCCGTTATACACATGAACTTTGTTCAAGGTAGTATCGTAAGCTAAAGTTCCTTCAGTCATTCCAGTCAAAGCACCTAATTCTGATGTGCTGTAAGAAAGAAGAGTAATAGTAGAGTTGTTAACTTTACCATAAGCAAAAGTTTTATCGCAGCAAGTTGAGTTGCTAGATAAAACTCCCAAGATAAATTTTACAAGTGATTTCCCAGGACCTTTGCCAGAAGCATTTTCCAAGGTTTCACTAAATGTTCCAGGTTTGAGATTGATATCTTTCATTTTGTTTTAAGTTAATAGGTAAGAAAAAGTGGGGGAGATTAATCCCCCACATAATCTCTTGATTAGTCTACGAAAGAGAAACCAGTCAAAGCATTGATGAAGGCACGGATGCCAGCTTCACCTGCTCCACCCTCTTCACTCAAGATGATGATAGAGTGGGTGTTTTTACTTTTGTTTTCGAAACCTACTGGAGAATCTTCCAAGTAAGTGATTTCGTACATTTCAAAACCAGTAGCAGCAGTGTAGTCATCTACGTACAAGAACTGATTTACATCTTCGTTGTAAATAGGATTCCAGTAGTAGCGAGCTTCAGCTACGTTAGGCAAGTTGTTACGGAAGTAGTGACGCTCCATTTCAGCCATAGCAGCTTTAGCACCGATAGGATACTTAACAGGAGTTGTATAGGTGATAGTCCAAGCAGCACAAGAATTTTCGATATCGAAATCTTGAGTGTTGTAAGGACCTTCATGAACGTGAGCTTTGAAACGTACCAAGTTGAATACGTAAGGAACTGCATCAGGAACACAAGCGTTACCGAATTCATCCAAAGCCTTACCTACCAATTTAACACCGTAGTTAGATCCGCTAGATACCAAAGAAGCAACAACATACTTGCTCAACAAAGGAGAAGCGTTGATCTTAGTAACGATAGCAGTCAAGTAGGTAGAAGCAGACAAAGCATCGCAGTCACCACCACATTCAGAGCAGCATGCAGTTTTAACAACTACAGACTCTTGAATCATTGGCTGGTAAATGCCTTTGCTCCAGTACTCGTCAATTTTCAAAGTAACAACGTATTCTTCGTCACATTTGAAAACAGGAGTAGCAGCAGAAGCTTCGTCCCAACCTAAGTAAGAAACCTGTTGAGTTACACTCAAGTCAGCGTTAGTCTTGGTTACAGACAAAATATTGCTTTGCTTGATAACGCTAGTTTTGAAAGTACCAAATTTGTTGTTAGTACCAGTTCCAAAAACCAATTTGAAAGAAGCAGGAACAGCAGGAGTAGCACCCAAGTTAGAGTTACCATCAGCATCGAAAGCAGCGATTGACTTATTAGCCAATGCAAAAGTGCTAGCAGCAGCAGAATCTACTGCGCTAGGTACAAAGATTTGTGTGATCTTGTGATTCATAGTTTTATATATTATTCAGAGTTTTTGTTTAAACGATCTTCAGCAAACACAGCTTGTGCTTGATTATCAGTTGATTGAGCAGCGAACTTAACAGCTAAGTCGACTAAGTCTGACTGAGCATACTCAGGGAGTTCTGAGTTTTGATTCTTAGAGTTTGTTCCATCAAACTTAACGTAGCCCTCTACATCTATATCTAAGGGATAACGTAAGTATGTTACAAACACTTTTTCGATCTTAAACTTACTATCAGTGTAGACTGTCAAGTTATCATTCCCCAGTGTGGCTAAAGTTGTTCTCCACTCAAACGAAGGGCTGTAATTGTTGTCAAGGTACTTAGTAGTAAGTTCTCCATGTCTAACTAAGTCTATAGTAATGGGCTCAGAACAGGTTCCATTCTTTGCTATTGCGTAAGACGAAATATAGAACATATAGTTTGCTGCGTCTTTCAGAGGACAATCATAGCCAACGTGAAAGAGATCATTTGTTTTTACGGGATTCAGAGGCACATTGCTGGTCTTCAATATCTGAAGATCATCAATACGCTTTCTGATAGAATCGTAGCCTACTTTATAAATATTGTTAGGATTAAGTTTAGTTTTAATCCAACTAACCTGAGCCTTGTTGAGGTAAACTATAATATCTTCAATCGGGATATCTATATTATCCTGACGATTGATTTTATTTAAAGTTAGTTTAAACTCATAGATGAGTTCCTCAACAGGGATCATGTTATATATTTAGTTTTTATAGAGCGTCAATTCGTGCTTTGTTTTTCAACTTATCCTTAAAGGATGTATACTCTTCTGTATTCTTAGGATCTGCAAGGAATAATTCAAACTCTTCGATTGACTTAGCCCATACATGCTCTCCTTCGTATACAATAGAACCTTTAATTCTAATGATGTTTTTATCTACTAGATCTTTTACAAGAGCCTTCACATCTAACAAGTCATCACTGTATGACATAATCTTGTTAAACTGATCAATAGGATCTCGGTCAAGAACAGATGCTGGTGTGCGTAAGAACTCATCTACTGCATTGTAAACTTCTTCTTCCGTAGCATCCATTGGTAATCCTAAGCCAATAAGCTTTTGAACTTTCTTACGCTTACTTGCAGTCATCTTATCTAAAGATGCAATTGCACTGTTAATGCGTTTCTTACGTTCAAAAGTAGTCTTAGTTTCTACATCACCATTGTAAACGTAGAACTTTACAATAGCTGTATCTATCTTACCACTTTCTATATCATCCATAGAGTGAGCAACCATTTCGGTCTCCATTAACCAATAAAAGTTAATTGCCTCCCTAGGATTCTCCATATTGAAGACGTTGTCTCCGTCTTCTAGGGTGTATCCGTTTTCTTTAATTTCGTCATAGAACGTACTAGCAGGCAGTAAGGATTCATCAAGAAGCGACTCATAGTATTCTCTAAGTTGCTTAACTCTCTGCATCTCTTGCTCTCTAGCTTTTGTGTCCAAGATTCCACGGAACTTCGGAGAGTTCTCATCTAATCCTGTTCTAATTACTCCACGTGAATCAACTCGTGGGAAAAACTTTCTTACTGTTCCTGGAATGAAGTTATATCCATTCTGGTACAATGATCCTTCTAATGTGCGCATGCTAGAAGGTTGTCTTTTGTAGGGACGAATAATTCGCACTCCCTGTGCTATTTCTTTACTCATTTTTGGTTTGGTTTAATTTTTGGTTCTAACTTTATCTATTTAGGAGGGGGCTATTACACCCCCTCCGTCATAGATTCGCAATTAGATGCGAGGGAATTCTTTAATGATCACAGTCTTGGTAGGATCTTCCAAGAAGATACCTGCGAAGTCTTTCATGATGTAGGTAGAATAAGGATCTTTGCTAGCGATTGATGTCTGTTGAGCACCGAATCCTACTGAACCTGCAATGTACTGGTAGTACATGTTAGGACGAGTAGATAATTTTACCTCACGGATACCTGCGTCATCTTGACCACTTACATCCAAGATGATGAAAATTGGAGGAGTCTTCTTGTTAGGACCCAACTCCAAGAAAGTAGCATGCTCATTCAATTGCTCCAATTCTACGAATTCAACTGGACCAGTCTCAGTAGTCATGAAGTGATCGAATTGGAAAGCATAACCTTGCTTAGTACGATCTTTACCATCCAAGAACTTATCAGCAGATACCATAAAGTTCTGACCGTTGAAGTCTTTGCGGATAGCAGTAGAAGCCAACTCCATACCAGAACGGTTGGTGTAGATCTTCACGCTACGGTCTTTCAACAACACACGGTTGTAGAACAAGTCACCGATAGCAGTACGAATCAAGTTCAAAGAGAACTGACCACGATCGTAGTAGATAACGTTACCCAAGTGCAATTGCTGCCATAAGCCTTGCTTAGCACGAGTAGGACGACCTTTTTCATCTTTACCGTTACCTTGACGACCCCACATCAAAGTGTTAGCTTTCATGCGCATCATCTCCATACGGAGCAAACGAGATACTGTAGGTTCCCAACCAACGATTTTGGTTTTCTCACCTTCAGCCATAGGATCGCTTACAGAGTAGTAAGTGATGTCCATAGGATTGCCTGAAGCGTCTGTCTGCATACCCAATTTGGTTGCATCAGCCCAGTCAGTGATAGTGTGTTCAACACCATACTGTTGCAATACATCAGCCATAACTTCTAAGTTACCATCGAACAATCCCAAGCTAGAGAATGAAGTGGTGTACTCACCCAATACGTTACCGATCTTGAAGTACTCAACACCTACAGCCAAGAAAGTAGCAGCTACGTAGTCGCTAGAAGAAGCACCTACTGCAGTACACTTGTACTTGAAACCGTTCTGGTGTTTTTCACCTTCAGAAACGATTTGGATTTGAGTTTCTTGCTCATAGCGGTGGCCAGTGATAATGTCATTAACAACAAACACGTTCTTGTCAAATACCAATTCGAAAGTAGAACCATCACGACCTGGGTAGGTAGCAGCAGTAGATACAATGATCTTAGGTAACTCAGCACGCTTCTTGATTTTGTAGGTGAAAACTCCGTTAGGATCGTTAACCATAAAAGGCTTACCAGTCTTCATTACCAAATCCAACAAGTCGTTCTTGTACAATTTAGTGTCGGTGAAAAGGCGAATCATCATTTTGTCATACTGATCAGGCTTAGTGCGCAGCATGGTTTCAACGAAGTTCTTGTCTGTCAATTTACCCAAACCATTTTTAGAATAGAATGAGCTGGTCATGTGAGCGTTAGCTATAACTCTCCCGTTAACCCTTGGAATACTTTGATTAGGCATAGTAGTAATTTATTATTTTTGTTTTTATGTTTTATTTGAAGTACCGTGAGAATAATTCATCGTTAGATTTTGAGGTCTTACCAGACTTTTTACTCTTGGTCTTTAAATCATTGAATAGAGAATTGGTCTCTTCTGTTACAGCTTTTCTTTTTACAGGAGATAGATCTAAATCGCTTTGGACTAATTTAGCTACAGCTAAGAACTTTGAGGGATCCTCTTGACGCATCTTAGCAAGTTTGTATTCAAACTCACTAATACGTTGACCGTTTGGAAGAACGTGGGGTTTAGAAAGAACAAAGTCAAACAACTCATTGGCAGAAGACTCATTCAAAGGATATCCTTCAATGTTACCTGAAGTAATAGCTTTATCTAATACATCAGCATATAGTTGCTCTCTTTCTTCTTCTTTCTGTTTAATCGCTTGTACACGAGCTTCACTTTGTTGTGCAAGTACTGCTCTTTCCTGTTGCATCTTCTCTACCAATTTAACTTGATACTTTTGAGCATATGCTTCTAAGCGATCATTATCTCTAGCGTAGTTCAGTTGATCTTCGATTTCATCTTCATCCATTCCTGTCTTAGCTAAATACAAACGGAAAACTCTTTCTTGGTTTCCCTCTACAGATAAGTCTACATTCTCGACTACTTGTTCGTTTGAGAACTTCTGTAAGTATTCTTGCACAGGTACTTTGTTAATGAAGATATCTTCAATCATCTGTACTCCTGCTTCTCCGTAAGTTTCAGTAGCAAGTTCTTCTAATTGATTCCAAGCTCTATCTTCGATAGTCTCGTTCATCTTAGCTAAGAACGTTTGCTCATTCCACTCAATTTCTTCTCCTTCTTCTACGTTAAGCATTCCTGCTTTAACAAGACCCTTACCAAAGACTTCAAAGTAATTATCTTCATCGTCTTCATCTCCTTCTAAATCTACTTCTTCCTCTTCTTCCTCTTCTTCTTCAGCAGGTGCTGGAGGTTTTGGAGGATCTATAGGTTCAGGATTTTCATCTTCTTCTAGGGGATCAAAGTCTTCTCCTCCTAAAATATCTGGTTTAATGTTGGCATTAGGATCTTCTGTAGTGGTATCTAAATCTAGTGGATCATCTACGGAAAAACTGTCAAAGAACTCTAAATTCTCTAATGGACTATTGGTTGTCATAAGGTTAGTTTGGTTTAATTCAAAAGTAATATTTTAAAAAATTAACACAAGAGATTAATAAATTAGGTTACGATATGCACAATAAGTTAAAATAGGGGATTTTTAGACTCAAAAACCCCCTACTTTAGTGCTATAATCTATTACTTATTTGTATCTCTTATTTCTTTTTTGAGCCTGAATCGTACTTGTTTTTATTTGTTTGAGCTATTTTAAGCTTATTGTTAATGTCTTTTTCTTTGAGTGCTAGCTCTTTTTCTTTAAGACTTAACTCTTTATCTTTAGCTACTTTCTCGTAAGTCTGTTTAGAAACTTCTTGAGCAAGTTTTGTCTGTTGGATAAGAAGACCTGTAGTATCTACATCTGGATTATAAGAACCTTCGTTAGCAATACCTTGAAGTTGTACTACTTGCAGTCTATTCTCACGATCAAGCTGCTTGTTCATATCTTCTCTTCTAGCATCTTCTGCTTTCTGAGCTGCATCCATCTGCATCTTCTGCTCAAACTGTGCTTGTTGTTGCTCCAACTGCTGTTGCTTAAGCGCTTGTTCTTGTTGACGAATAGCTTCTTTACGTTTCTGTACATCACCTAAAGTCTTACGTAAGCTTCTTTCAGAGTTAGCTGTAAATAGATCAACCATCTCAGAAAGTTCTGCTCCATTCTGCATTGCAGGCTGAGCCAATTGCTTTAACTGTTCGAGAGTAACCTTGTCTTCTGCATAAGAAGAAACAAAAACAAATAGTTCGTGTAAGAGTTCTTGTTTGCTAACTCTCAAGAATACAGTCTCTAGTTCAGAGTTTAGATAGTTTAAAGTAGAAGTAGGCTTCTGTAATTCAATGTACTGAGCCATATCCAAGATAGTCTGGTAAACTTTCTGCAAGATGTTATCATGCCAAGCAAACCAAGTTTCTGTCTGAGCAAAAGATTGAATCAAAGCATTGTTAGCAGCAGTAGCTGTATCTGATGCTTGAGAGTTACCTAGACGTTGACGAGTAAGACCTACTAACTCATAAGCTTCTAAGCGAAGTTGTTGAGCTAATTGAATACGTGCTTGGATCTCTAGAGAACGAGTAAGATCAAGACGAGAGAATTGGTTAAACTGTACAGCTCCTCCTGTGTTCTCAATTGAAGTATCAATCAAAAGAGTTCCTCTGTTCTTAGCATTCCATAGCATTGTCTCAATAGGATCCTGAGAGTCTTTCTTAGGAACTACTTTCAAGTCACCTAAGAACACAACACCAATCTCTTTCTCAAGCAATTCCCACAACTGATTCATACAGATGTTGTAAAGAACCTGATAGGGCTTAAGAAGATCTAACAAAGACTTACCTTGAGTGTTACGAGTAGTATTAATAATACCTACGATAGGAGCACTTTGAGTAAACTCTAAAGGTTCTACATTTACGTAGATGTCTGCACCAATCTTAATACCTCTCCACCATTCGTTTATCCAAAGTTCTTCAAGAGTAATATCACCTAAGGTTTTATCCATCTTGTAATCTTCAGATACAAACATCTCTTGTTGGAATCCTTCCTCATCTAAGTAGGTACGTTTGAAGATACGTTTCTTAGACTGCCAGTAAGAAGTAACAACTGTGTAAGAGTGCTGAGAGTTAAATGAGAATACGTTATGATCAATACCTCCGTTAGCAAAGTCACCTACGTTCTCGAAGGTTAACTGCCACAAAGGATCATTAGGATCTGGTAAAGCTGGAGCTAAGGGAGAGTATTCGTTGTTTCTTAAGTTCTGTAAAGAACGATTCTTCAAATGCTCTACTTCTTCTCCTGTAAGATTATATCTCTCTACGATTTCACTCATAGAAAGAACTTCAATCAAACCTAAAGCCCAACAGTCAGATGTGTACTGAGCATTACGATTAGCTAAGTACCATACGTTAGATGGGTTCTCTGTCTTATAGGTAAATCCTAAGCGAGAATTATCTGGGTAGAAGTGGTGAAACTCTTTACCTGTTACTAAGAAATCTAAGAAAGCTTGCTGAGACTTCTCTCTAAAGTTAAAGTGATACTTAAGAGCATTTAAAGTTTTGTTACCCCACTCTTCTGCAACAGAAGTATAATCCAAGATTTTGTTCTGTAGTTCTTGTTGCATCTGAGCTTCTTGTTCGGGATCGATAGGCTGACCTTCTAACTGAGCTTCTAACTTCTTTACAAAATGTTCTTTAATTAACTCTGTACGGAAATCAATAGTCTCGTTTACAGCTTCGTCATCTACTGCTTTAACCTTGTACTTGTGAGGACGGTTAATCAACTCTCCCTTCAACTGATTGATAGGAGGGTTAACAATAGGATAGTGTTTTAAGTGCTGAGGTACTTCAGGCTCTTGATCAGGTACATCATTTAAGTAACTGATTAGTTCCTGCATCTCAGGGATGTTTGTGTAGTCAGAGAAGTTAAATTCTCCGTTAAGCAACCTATAGTTTTTTCTAAAGGTGATATTCTGCTTGTACTGTGCAAATGCAATATTTGCAAAGTAGTCCATAGTAGACTTAATCCAGTTCTCTTTTTCTTTATCCGATAAGCTTACAAACTGCTCAGGATAAAAGTAGGCGTGATTGACTGGATCAGTGTACTCTTTGAGAGATTCAATAATCATTGTATTTGTTATTTAGTTTTAGTTAATAGCGAAAAGGTGATGAAGTTGTACGAAAAAGAGATGAGCCTTTCTTCTCTCTAAAGTATGCTTGCATTCTAGTATCCTGACTTGCATCAGAAATAATTACTTGAGTGTTTAAAGACTTAGCCATAGCTAAAGTAAGACCAAATGAAATAACTCGGTCAACGTTTAACTTAGGTGTGAACTTAATTAATTCCTTAATTAGAACAGGATCTAAGATTCTAGTAACTCCTAAACGTTCTTTTATAGTGTTACCATCTGCATCTCTTTCTATATCTACTACTTCTGTGATGTACTCAATGATAAGCGACATTAAATAGTTTTTAATATCCTTGGTCATGTGAATTCCATAGTCACGATTAACTGTAGAGTTAGGGTGGATGTCGTTAAGAAACTTAGGTGTCTTCTCTAAAACTCTAGGAGACTCTTGCTTATCTACACAGTGCTGGATAAAACCATAGTCCATGTTCTCACAAAGAGTCTTAGAATTGTAATACTTAAGAAGCATCTTAGTAGTCTCGTACCAAGTCTCGATTTTCTTAGGACGACCTGTATAACAAGCTACTACCATATTCTGCCAGCCTTCTCCGTTAAGATTATGTACTCGCTTATAAATGTAAGTAGACCCCAAAGAAGTTGAGTAGTGTGCCTGTGACTGTTTGTATGGATCCGTTCCTGCTGTATAAAGTCCATAGGGGGCTTCTGACAGAGGATATTCCCAAATCTGTACACAACCCTCAATATTATCTGTTGGTTTAACAGGGAAGTTCGTAACAGCCTTTTTCTCGGTAAACTTGTGACGTACTGTTCCGTCTGCTGACATGTAGAGTTCTACGTTGTCTGCTACAATCTCTTGAGCAGTTAACTTCTGTAGTTGTTCTTGAAGTAAGTCTACTGGAAAAATGTTCTGAGATAACTCTAAGAAACACTCTTCGTGCGTGAGAGGATAGTACATTACTTCTTTTAAGTAAGTCTCTAATCCACTAGACTTTTTAATCTGTTCCCTAGACTTTAAGATAAGTTCTTTACCCTTCTCTTCGTCTGCTACCCAAATCTTAATTAAGTCTAACTCAGAAGCCTCTTCTTTGCCTAAGTAAAGTCCTAAGGATTTTTCTTCCTTTGGTACTTTTAGAGATTTAGTTCCTGGAATAAACAATCCATAACTCTTACCTGTTTCGTTTGCCTCTACAGGTAGAAAGTTATAAGCTTCTGGGTTATTAAATAATTCTTCTAGGTCAGCAGCTTTACTCATGTCTCCCGAAGTTCCGATAACAAATGGAGAACAACGCCATCCATAAGGACTATCGAAACACGGAGTAGTTGCCGCTAAGCAACTAAGAATCTTACCCTTTCCTCCTTCTTCCAAAAGAAAAGAAGACAGAGTAAGACCAGCAGCTGCTTCCGTATTGTTGCCTTCATCAAAGTTACGTACGTGGAATTTAGACCACTCATTACGAGCGTTGGTCTTTTTATCTTTAAAACCTAAAGTAACCTGCTTCTTCCAGTCATCCTCAATACGAGGGAATCTAAAGTAGTCAGGAAGATTACGAATACCTAAGTCTACGTAATCTGTAATTACTTTTAAGTCAGGTTGGTTAAGTGCAGATATCAAGTTATCAGAACCCTTCTGTGTAATGGCTTTGTGAGCCATATAAGAAGAAGTCAAAACAGATTTAGAGATACGTCTGGATCCTACCATAACAACTCCTTTCTTTCCATCCTCGTGATTCTCTGCCTTGTGAATGGTTTCATCTACAGCTAGGTAGGTGTCCCAAAGTTGAGGTTTATCTAGTTTACGAACTTGACGCTTACCTACTATAGTGTCTATATAAATAGACCAATAGTTTAAATGCCAATAAATGAAAGGAGAAAAGTAAAATCCATTAATAGTAACACCTTCTGTAATCTTCTTATCCTCGTTTTCCCAAAACGCAGTATATTCCTCTGAATCAGTATCAGGGAAATTCCTTACGTTGATTAGGAACTCTGGACTATCTAGATTAGGATGTATCATTAACTAAATTGTTTCATCTTACCGTTAATCTCTTGAGATCCACGGGCTTCTGCTTTTTGTTCTTCTTTCTCTCTAAGACGGTCTACTACTTCAAGTAAAGCTAAGTATTCTTTCATAGTGTCTCTAAGAGATTTGATTTGTGATTCTTGGCTAGCAATAACCATAGGCATTGTTCCTCCTTTGGCTGTAGGCTTCCATTCAATTCTGTCTTTCAATCCATTGATAGGATTGTTATCTATATATGCTCTCCACTCAGTTAAGCGTTGTTCTGCCCATTCAAGTTCTGCTGATATATAGGATAGTTTTTTAGTTGCCATTGTTGTATTTTTTTAAGAAGTCTGACTGGTTCATGTTCATGATGTCTTCAAGAACACGTGCATAGAAGTCTTCATCTCTTCCAGTCTTTCCGTACGAGTATCCTGCTTTCCAGAAAATCTTAAACGTCTCGAATAAGTTATCCTGTAAAGTTTTAGATACGTAGGGTTGTTGATTAGGGGCTTGGTGGTTTTCCATAATCTTATTTTTTAGAAGAAACCTGTGTTAAAGGTTTGTCAGCAGGCAAGAAGTAAATCTGTACTCCACACTTACTTCCTGGTTTTTTGTCACAACCATTCTTGATTGTGTTTCTTTTTACTCTACTTTGTGCCATAATAGTTCTATTTGTTTATCTGGTTTAGATGCGTTCCAACTCTCTACTCCACAATTCGAAGATAGAGATGCTGTTTTGAAGGTGCAGATACACCCACAAAACGAACAGTGTAGTTCTGACCTGGTAGTGCTGTAGTGTTCGCCCGTGAGTTGTAAGTACTCAGGGGAAGATACTGCGTTTGTTGAATTGTAGGGACACTTGAGACAAATATCCATTCGCTCTGCGATAATGTTCTGTTTTTCATTATTCAATAGTTTGAATTGGTTCGCTGTCTTCGTTGCCACTCCCTCCAGTACTTTGTTCAAATTCTTTAGACCCTTCAGGCTCAGGGCCATGTACTCTTTGTAAGGATTCATATAATTTTTTGTGGTTTTGTTTTAAGGTTATAAGAGTTCTATCAAAGTAATCAACTACTACAGGTGCGTATAGTTTTTTAGATTTTCCTCTTTCATATCTGTCTTCAAATAACTTAATCCAGTTCTCTAGCAAGTAGTAGTTATTATATCCTCTGAGTGCTGTAAGATCTTCTCTAGGAGAATCTGTAAGCAAAGTTTCAGACTTAAGTTTAGTAGCTATAGTCTTCATTGCCTTGTTAGGATTAAATACTAGAACTCCTAATCCAGATAATCTTACTTTAACTGTAGGTAGTTCTTTGATCTCTTCGATGGTTTTCTTAAGATACCACTCATAGACTGTACTTACTTGGTCTATGGTCATATCCATTTCCTTAGCAACTTCAGAGTAAGCTGCATAGGTTTTTATCTCGATGTTATCGTATTTATCCTTTACAGTTCTCATGCTTGTGCAGCTTCCAACTGGGGTTCTACCTTTTTAGTTTCTCCTGTAGAAAGAATCAAAGTGAGTGTAACGTCTTGCTTGCTAGTAGGACACAATCTTCTGTTGACTGTGTTTTTTTCTAAGATGCCCATTTTTCTTAGTCTAGTAATTCCGTTAGAAATTACTTGGACTGATGTGCTAAACTCACTTGCGATTCTTTCTTTTACTTCCTTGTCTAAAGTACCGTAGTAAGAACTATGGGCTAATATACTAGTGTATAGATCTGACAATCTATACCCTGCAAGTCTAAGCAATACATCAATATATGCTTGATGTAACTTGACTCCTTCTTCATATCTACGTGCTACTTTCATTGGTTTGGTTTGTTTTTACTTAAACAAATATACCATTATAGCAAAAAAAGTCAAGTTAAATGTTAAGTCTAAAGACACGTGTAACATTTTATATTACACGTGTTAAGAGAAATTTTAATCTAGATAATTATTTTATTAGTTTGTAAGTATTAGACAAACACTATAGACAAAAAAAGATTTAAACTTATATTTGTGTTGATTAAAAACACTGCTATGTCGATGGAAAAGATTAAAAAACCCACAGCTCAGGAAGTGTTTGACATATTCCTGTTAGCCTTGCAAGACGAAGAGATTAAGATAGCAGGGGATATAGAAGGATTTAAAAATGCTTTGTACGAAGGCTTCAAAGACTTTACCTACAGAAAGAGATACACAGAAGAAATGTTGTGGGAATACATAGAAATGGCTATGGACTCTCTTGTAGACGATGATCCTCCAATGCAACAGACTGATTATCTAAAGGGTCAGCAGGCTGCAGGACTCTAAAAAATCCACAAATTTTCAACACACCAGACTTCTGACCTACAAATGCTATTACATTTGTAGACTGACACCACTTCTTAGTGTTCGCAGATGAGGATTAGAAAGTAATCTGCTAGAAGTCGGATAGTATGAGTAGCCCTCAGAGGTGAAAAGAGGTTTCTCCGATAGTGTCGAAATGTTCTTACGAAGTTTACAGTGCTCTGACCTACAACTAATAGACCGTAGGCAATAAGTGGACAGAACAGAGACTTAGCTCCGAGAGCTATTTGGTTAAAAACTGCTGTAATATAAGTTAGAATAGAAAGTCAAAATAGACAACTTCTCATCTGAGAAGGATATTATCCTATTTCAAGTTTTCAAATCCATTCTTAAACGACTTCTCCAAGGCCTTAGAGTAAGCTTTTCTGTTGTGAGGAATCCCTTCTACAGAAACAAACATTGCATTTACATAGACAATCTTCTTTGCTTCTCCTGTTACAACAGTTCCATTGACATTGATCTGTGTAATTACAATGTACTCACGCTTAAGAAACTGTAAGCCTACAATGTTTAAGAGTTGCTCAGGCATAGCAATGGATTTGATTTCTCCTGAAATAGGACTGCCCTCATTACATAATTGGTACTTTGAAGAAGCGATCTCTTCTAGAGTTGTCTGTGCTCCGAAGATAATAGGTCTTCCTCCTATCTCTGTTACAGAAGCAATTGAAGTTACAGTGTCAACTTTGTAGCATTGAGCACTCAGAGAAGTCATCATAATGACTAAAGCGGAAAGTATAAATAGTTTTTTCATGTTAGTAAGTTACTGCTCCAGAGTATCCAGGAGCTATTAAATATAGATTTAAAGTTCCTCCACTAGTTAAAGTAGAAGTTGTGTACGTACTAACTCCAGGATAAGTTGCACGTACGTTTACTTTAGCTGCTTTGATAGCGTTGTATTCTGTAGTAGTAAAGATTCTTACGTCAGGAGCTGTTCTCCACCTAGAAAATCTTCCTGCTTTCCTTGCAGCTACGTAATACTTATCTGATACTGAAAGTACTCCATCTTCATTTACATCAAACATATGAAAGGATAATCCATTCCTAACAGTCTTTCCTAAGATTACATTAGATACTGCTTGGATGTCTGAGGTAGTATAAGATTGAACTCTAGTAGGAGCATCTACTTGTATGTAGTATTCCTTAGAAGGATCATAAGTCTCAGAGATAGAATAGTATCCTGAAGAGTTAGTATAGATTGTTTTATAGAGTGCCCAAGAAGAAGTTGTTACTATGTAATCAAATTCTATTACATATGCTAGACTGCTACTGTTATTTAAGTCATTCCATTTACCACTTCCTACAAACTGAATATAGTCTTCATTACCT